ATATATATATAAGGTTAAGAAAGGAATTGATAAAAATGAATGATTATGATGATATTTCTTGGGCAGTTGCGAGTGTAGCTTTTATGTTCATTGAAGTAGCTATTATGTTATTTATTTGGAATACCGCTCTTATTCCTTGGTTTTGCTTTCCAAGCATTACTTATTGGCAAATGTTTGTCATTAAGATTTTTATTAATATTGCGGTTCCTTCTCGCTCAAAGGAGTAATTCAAATGGCATCTTATGAAAATCATGATTTTTACTGTATGAATTGTGGACGAAAAGGAATCCCTTTGTCTCGTCGAGTAAGTCTTCAACATGGTAAATTTCATCGTAAAAAACTGTATTGTATTTATTGCAAAGAAGAAGTAAATCATATCGAATGTAGAACTCCAGAAGAAGTAGAAGAGTTTAAAGAAAATTTTGAGAATGGGGTGTATAAAGATGAAGCAAAAGAATCTTTGGATTATGTCCGGGGTTCCAGGCTCGGGTAAATCTACTTGGCTTAAAAATCGTTGGCCTCAGTGCGGTTGTGTTGTTTCTCGTGATGCTCTTCGTTTTCAAATGTTAAATGATGATGAAAGCTATTTCGCCAAAGAAGAAAGCGTATGGCATGCTTTTGTTGAAGCAATTACTCTTTCTTTAAGAGACTATGATGATGTGTATGCAGATGCCACGCATCTTGGACCCGGTTCTCGCAAGAAACTTCTCAAAGCAATTAACGCAAAAGGATATGCAAATCTTAATGTGAATGTTATTTATTTTAATGTTCCTGTTGAAGTTTGCATTGAGCGCAATAAACAGCGTGATGGTCGAGCGCAAGTTCCAGAAGAAGTAATTCGGAGTATGGCAAATTCTTTTACTCCTCCCACTTTTAAAGAATATATTAAATATAACCTTATCCAAGAGGTCAATGAAAAAGGAGAAGTGATTCATACATGGCAATCTCATGTCTAAATTGTGGGTCAAGAAGTGTTAATTTTATTAATTATTTTCTCATTAATATATGAAGGAGTGATTAATAAATGAATGTTGTATATAAAATTACTAATTAGACTAATAAAAAATCTTATATAGGCTCAAGTACTCGTGTTGAAACTAGATGGAAATAGCACATTAATAATGCTTTTAATCTAAATAATTCAAATTATTTTTATCCTTTATAGTGTGCTATTAGAAAATATGGAGTAGAAAATTTTACTTTTGAAATTTTAAGAAATGATTTTAATGATGTTAATTCGATGGAAACTTATGAGCATCAAATGATTTTAAAATATAATTCTTTATGTCCTAATGGATATAATTAGACTGAAAATACTAAATCTAATATTATCGCTCTTGAGAATACTCAAAAGCATATAAAAAAAATTAGTAAAAAATGTGCTTTAGTAAATGAATAGAATGAAATTATTTCTATTTATAGTTCTTATCATGAAGCTGCAAGAGCTCAAGGGTGGGATGGCGATAAAAGAGCTACGACAATAAAAAAAATATGTGATGGAGAAGCTCATAGTTGTAATAATTTAATTTTTCGATCATTGGATGAAAATAATAATGTTATAATTCCAAAAGCAAAAACTCGAAAAAGACGTACCAAAATAAAAGGAATTAATATAAATAACCCAAATGATATTGTTTACTATGATAGTATTAGCGAAGCTGCTCGAAAAGAAAAAGTAGATCGAAGTAGTTTAAGTAAATGTCTCGCTGGATCAAGTAGATATAGCAAAGTTGGTGGACGAAAATGGGAAAGGATAGGTGATTAAAATATGGGTGCTATCTTTTTAACAAGTGATATGCACTTTGGTTAGCCATGACCGTGAATTTATTTGGAAAGCTCGTGGTTATTCTTCAATTAAAGAAATGAATGAAGATTACGTCGAGAAATGGAATAGCATCATTTCTGATGAAGATGACGTTTATATTCTTGGTGATCTAATGCTTGGAGAACCTTCTAATATTGAATATATTAAACGTCTTAAGGGCAAATTCCATATTGTATTTGGCAACCATGATACAGCAACTCGGCAGAAGCTTTACGCGGACTTGCCTAATGTTGTTGAAATGAACTGGGCGATTATGCTAAATTATCGTAAATACCATTTCTTTATGACCCATTTCCCTTGTATGACTGGTAATCTTGAAAGAGAAAATCTTCATCAAATGACTTTAAATCTCTATGGTCATACTCATCAAACCACTAATTTCTTTGAAGATCGACCTTATATGTATCATGTAGGTGTTGACTCTCATCATGGCTATCCCATTAATCTTGATGTAATCATTGATGCTATGAAAGCTAAAGTTGAGGAATGTAAATCATTTCTTGATGAATGAGGAAAACTAAATGGCACTTTATGATTATAAAGGTAATGATTTAACAAAAAAACTCATTACTGGAAAAATGTCTTATGAAGATTGGGAAAAATTAGTAACAAGACAAATGGAAGAAGCAATTTACAAAGAAGTAAAAGAAAAATTGGAACAAGGTCCATTGGGTGTAGAAATCTCTTTCTTATGGGATGAAGATGGAGAATTTGAACATAATGGATACTATAATTCGATTGATGATGCTATTGAGGCATTATTCAAATATAAGTATAAAATTTAAAATTAAATAAATAAGGAGAATTATTTATGCCCGCTATTATTTCATTTATCCTTCCGGCAATTCCTGTAGTTCTTATCGTGCTACTGGTAATTTTCATTTTCCTCAATGGTTATGTAAAGGCTCCGCCTGATATGGCTTACATTATCAGTGGTGTCCATAAGAAACCTCGAATTCTCGTTGGTAAAGCTGGCTTGAAGATTCCTTTCTTCGAACGTTTGGATAAGCTGGCTCTCGGCGCTATTCAAATTGATGTAAAGACTGGATCTGCGGTTCCTACTGCCGAATACATTAACGTTCGTGTTGACTCTACAGTTTCCGTTCGTGTGGGTAGAGATCCGGAAATGATTGCGCTCGCCGCTCAGAACTTCCTTAACGTAGGCCGTGATGAAATTTCTCGTAAGATTAACGACCTTCTTGAAGGCAATATTCGTGAGATCGTCGGTCAGATGAAGTTGACTGATATGGTTAGCGATCGTAAGCTGTTTAGCGAGAAAGTTCAGGAGAACGCAGTTCCTGATCTGGCACGTTATGGTCTTGAGTTGATTACCTTTAACGTTCAGAACTTCTCTGATGATAATGATGTTATCACTAACCTCGGTATTGATAATGTCGCTCAGATTAGCAAGAACGCGGCGATCGCTAAGTCCAATGCGGAACGTGAGATTGAGGTCGCTCGTGCGGAAAATGCTAAGCAGTCTAATGACGCTAAGGTTAAGGCTGCTGAGGAAATCGCAATCCGCAATAACGATCTTGCTATCAAGCAGGCTCAGTTGAAGCAGGAAGCTGATACTAAGAAAGCTCAGGCAGAGGCAGCCGCTGGCATTGAGTCTGAAAATCAGCGTAAGCTCAAGGATGTTGCTGCGACTAACGCGAATATCGCAAAGGCCGAGCGCGAAGCTGAACTGAAGCAGAAAGAAATCGAGCTTAAGGAATATGAACTGACTGCATTGGTTCGTAAGCAGGCTGATGCTGATAAGTATGCTGCGGAAAAGGCTGCCGAAGCAGACCTGATTCGTCGTCAGAAGGACGCGGAAGCTAAGGCTTATGAGATCGAGCAGGAAGCAAAAGCTATGCGTGCTCGCGCTGAAGCAGAAAAGTTCGCAGCCGAGCAGAAAGCTGCTGGTATTGCGGCCGTTGGTGAAGCTGAAGCTACAGCAATCGACAAGAAAGCAGAAGCACAGAAGAAGATGGGTGAAGCTTCTATCATTGAAATGTATTTCAATGCAATGCCTCAAATCGTGGCAAATGCGGCAGCCCCTCTTACCAATGTGGATAAGATCGTCCAGTATGGCGATGGAAACTCTGCTCGTCTTGTAAAGGATGTTATGGGTTCCGCAAACCAGGTCATTGAAGCAATGTCTGAAAATGGCATCGACATTAAAGAGATGCTTACAAAAGCATTGAACAAGTAATTTAAATAGACACTATGATTTATTTCATAGTGTCTATTTTTTTATCTCTAATCAACGCGATCGGCCGTAGTTCCAATTGCTCATACCCATAGAAATTTTTCTAACAAAAACCCTAAAACTTGCCTTTTAATAATTTTTATGTTAATATATTTATAGAAATAGATAGAAAGGAGTTCTACTACTTTGAAAAAAGAACCTTTATTTAGTTATAATCCTGAATCAGGCGAAGCTTCTTGTTTAATTGAAGACAAAGATGGTAATATTATTTATGGTATCGCTAAATGTCATCCTGATGATATGGATATGGCAAATGAAAAAACTGGATGTAATTTTGCTTATAAACGAGCTTATATTAAAGTTTTACAAGCATATAAAAAAGAATTAAAAATTCAACTTGGAGCTTTAAATCAATTATATTATTCAATGAATAGAAGCAAATATTTTAATCCTAAATCTTATGAAAATAAAATGCTTCAACGACAAATCCGCCAAAGACAAGAAGATATTAGTTATGTAAATGACTCTATTAAAAATGCTAAAGACGAATTAAATTACATTATTAAAGAAAAAGATAAATTTTACCAGAGTATTCGTAAACATCGTAATGAGGCCAAGAACTAAAAATAAAAGTATATAAATTTTTATAAATGTTAAGAGGTAAAAATCTTCAAATCCCTAATGAAAGGGTGAATATTTATTTTAACATTTATATTCGGAATAATATTTATCGCATTTTTATACCCAATAGGAGATAGTTTAGTTAGTTTGTTGACAACTTTTCTCGAATTGGTAAAGGGAAAATTAACTTTAAAAATAGCAGAGTATAATTCCCAAATCGAAAAATTAGCAACTGACACAAAAACTTCAGTTCATGCAGTCGGATTTGCTATACCAAACATAAAAGAGGAAGAAGATGATGAGTACGAAGATGTATAAATTTTATGATACTTGTAGTTTGCTGATGGCGGTTGACACATTTCTCCAAGAGGAAGAATATACACCGGTTATATCTTCTATTACTTTAAAAGAATTAGAAAATATAAAAACATCATCAAACAAAGATGCTGATATTAAATACTCAGCTCGTAAAGTATTACATAAATTAAATGAAAACCCTGATGATTATATTATCCAACTATTTAAATTAGATGGATTAAAAATAATTGAAGATTCTAACCTTCCAATTACTGATGATAGTAAAATTTTATCTACGGCTATTGAATTTAAATTAGCTCATCCAAACACTATATTCATTACTAATGATTTATCATTAAAAGCAATGGCGAATCTTTTCTTTGATAAAAATCATATTCAAAGTATAGATGAAGAATTAATTGATGAATATAAAGGATATGTGGAAATCACAATGTCCGACACGGAAATGGCTGATTTTTATTCTAATCAGTATGAAAATATTTATAGTTTACATATTAATGAATATTTAATTATAAGAGACAAAGATAATAATATTGTTGATAAAGTATGTTATACAGGCGATGGATATCGACCCATATCATTTGGTAATTTTGACTCTACTCAATTTGGAAAAGTAAAACCAATGAAAGATGACCCATATCAAGCCTTATTCGCGGATAGTCTTATTAACAATACTATTACTATGGTTCGTGGCCCCGCAGGGTCAGGTAAAACTTATTTAAGCTTAGCTTTTTTAATGAATCAATTCGAGCGTGAACGTATTGATAAAATTATTGTATTTTGTAATACAATCGCGACTAAAAATTCAGCAAAATTAGGTTTTTATCCTGGCACTCGTGATGAAAAATTACTTGATAGCCAGATCGGCAATCTTTTAATTAGTAAATTTGGTGGTCGCTTAGCTGTTGAACGCATGATTGAAAATGAACAATTAGTTCTTTTACCATTAAGTGATATCCGTGGTTATGATACTACTGGAATGAAAGCGGGTATTTATATTTCTGAAGCACAAAATATGGATATTTCGCTTATGAAATTGACTTTACAACGTATCGGTGAAGATGGTATTTGTATCATTGATGGCGATGATAAAACTCAAGTTGATGATATCGCTTTTGCTGGAGCCAATAATGGTATGCGTCGTGCTTCTAAAGTATTTAGAGGATCAGATGTATATGGTGAAATTGAATTAAAACAAATTCATCGTTCTAAAATTGCGGCATTAGCTGAACATATGTAATTATAAGAAAGAGAAGATTTACTTCTTCTCTTTCTTTTTTATTTTGTGGAAAGGAGGATAATATGACTAATATTGAAATAACTTGGAATTATTTATATAAACAAATAAAAAACCCTTATGGAACGGCCGGGCTAATGGGAAACTTAAAAGCTGAATCAAATTTTAATCCAAAAAATCTTCAAAATAGTTTTGAAAAGACACTTGGATTAAATGACGAATAGTATACAAAACAAGTAGATAATGGTAAATATACTAATTTTATTTATGATAAAGCTGGATATGGTTTAGCTCAATGGACTTATTGGAGTCTTAAAAAACAATTATATGATTTTACAAAAAAGAAAAATACTTCAATAGGAAACTTAAATACACAACTTGAATTTTTAATTTATCAACTTTCTACATATTATCCTACCGTTTGGAATACTTTAATAAATTGTAAAGATATATAGACTGCTTCAAATATAGTTTTAACATAGTTTGAACGACCAAAAGATTAGAGTTTAAAAATCCAATAGTAGAGATTATATTATGGAGTTGAAATATATGATCAATTTATAGAAAAAGGTGAAAATATGAAAATTGTAGATAATTTAACAACATCTAATTATCAAAAAGGTAATAATAGAAAAATAAAATATATTGTAATACATTATTTTGGTTCTTTAGGGACTGCAAAAAATATTAGTAATTATTTCAAAAATCCTGTCGCTAAATCATCAGCTCATTATTGTGTTGATGAAAAAGATATTATTTATCGTAGTGTTAAAGATGAAGATATTGCTTGGCACTGTGGCACAAGAAAAGGATATAAACATCCTGAATGTAGAAATGCCAATTCTATTGGAATTGAAGTAAGACCTTGTAAAATAAATAAATCTAATATTGTAGCCAGTGATACTGATTGGTATTTTGATCCAAAAGCATTAGAAAATACGATACAATTAGTAAAACAATTAATGTAGAAATACAATATACCTGCGGACCACGTTATTCGCCACTATGATGTAACTGGTAAATTATGCCCTCGTCCATTATGCGGAACTGACATGAATAGTTATTATAGAACAAGTGGCGATTACCAATGGTAGTTATTTAAACAAAAAATTGGTGATAATATAAATATTAATGAGGAGGATGAAGATATGACTTAGGATAAATTTAATGAGATGATGGAAGTTTATTTAAATCAACAAGCCGAAAAAAATGCAAGTTCTTGGTCTGATACGGAAAGAACTTGGGCTGAAAGTAAAGGATATATTAAAGGCGATAATTTAAATCGTAAAATGTATAAAAAATTTATGACTCGTGAAGAAATGATTGTAGTTCTTTATAGAATTATGAAAGATAAAGGGTTGGTGTAATATGAAACAAAAAAGAGAATTTTCTAAAACTCTGTTAATTCAAGAGTCTGCCTTAATTTGGATTTCAACATTAGCATATATTGTTTTAGCATTTTATTGTATTTTTAATGGATATATGGGTTCTTTGCCTTGGCTTACCGCAAGCGCAAGTCTTCCTTGGGCGGCATATGGTGTGAGCCAAGTGTATTATTATAAAAAATCAATGGCTGAAAATACCAAAGATGGCGTTAAATATGCGTCAGTTATGAAAGAGCTTGATGAAGCTTATAATAATTATAAAGAAGAATTAAATAATACACCAACAGTAGATAATACTGAAACTACTTCTATGAGTTATTATACCGAAGACGATTATAGCGATAATAGTGATCCTATAAATACTGATTATGGTATTTAATATAAAATTGGATAGTATATAAAATATACTATCCAATTTTTTTATTTATATCTTTGGGCGCTTCTCTTAAATATATTATACAAAAATTTTTTATCTCTGTCAAGTTTTATTTAAATCGGCATTTTAAGCCACGATTTTTTGACTTTCCAAAATATTTTTGTTATAATATATTTATAAAATAAAGAAATATGTTATTGGAGAAAAAAAATATGAGTAATTATATTAATCATTTAAATACTGTTTTAACACATAAAAAGTATGTATTTAAATATTGTAAAATGGCTGGTATCCCTTGGCGCGGTATTAAGCATGATTTATCCAAGTTTACTCCTATTGAATTCATTGAATCCGCTCACTATTGGACCGGTAATCGTTCTCCAATTGATAATTGTAAAGATGTTAATGGATTTAGTAAAGCATGGCAACATCATAAAGGCCACAATACTCATCATTGGGAGTATTGGATTGATGATATTAAAGATGGTGGAGTAGGCCATCCAAAAGCACTACTAATGCCTTACGAAGATACCGTTGAGCTTCTTTGTGATTATTTGGGTGCGGGAGCCGCTTATATGAAAGATAAATTTAATGCGGAAAGTGAATTAAATTGGTGGCTTAAAAAGCGCGAAGAAGTTTTGATGCACCCAGTTGTTAAATCTTTTGTTAATGTAATTTTTCTTAGGTGGAAAAATGGAACTCCTATTGAAGAATTACTTAATAAAAAATATCTAAAAAAATTATATAATGATTTAGCTTATGATTATAAATTAAATCAAATTATTCCTAAAGTTAAGGAGGAATCTAATGACAACGACAATTAATTTAGATTCTTATGGAGTAAAAGATATTAAAACTCTTGAAGGTATAGAAGCAATTCGCCTTAGACCAGGTATGTATATTGGTTCTACTGGACCCGATGGAGTTAAACATATTACTCTTGAAATTATTTCAAACGCGGTTGATGAATATTTAAATGGTCATTGTACTCGTTGTGATATTTCAGTATCTAAAGATGGTTATGTTGAAATCCGCGATAATGGACGTGGTGTTCCTTTTGGAAAAGCTAAAGATGGTAGTGAAACATTGGTAAATATTTATACTAAACTTCATACCGGTGCAAAATTTGACAGCAATGGAAAAACTGGATATAATACATCTGGTGGTATGAACGGTGTTGGTGCTAAAGCCACTAACGCTCTTTCTCGTTATTTTCAAGTTGCATCTTTCCGCGATGGTAAACACGCCGTTGCGTCTTTTGAAAAAGGAAAATTAAAAGATTATCAAGAAGAAAAATGGGCTGGTAAAGAGACCGGAACTTGGGTTAAATTTTTGCCAGATGAAAGTATTTTTAAAGAAGGTATTCTTCTTGATTATGATGCTTTAAGAAAACAAATTCAAGAATTAGCTTATCTTTCTCCTGGGATGGTATTTCATTTTACTTATCTTGATAAACCAGAAGAAGAGATTACTTCAAAAAATGGTATTCTTGATTATATTAAAGATTTAAATAGCAATAAAACTTCTCTTACTTCAATTTTTTATACTGAAAATATTGAAGATAGAATTGGTGTAAAAATTGCTATGGAGTATAACGATACTTATAGCGACACTTATAAACTTTATACTAATTCAATTCCTAATAGTGGTGGAACGCATCTGACCGGTTTTAGAACAGCACTTACTACTTCTATTAATGAATACGCTCGTGATAAAGGTCTTTTAAAAGAGAAAGATGCTAATATCACTGGTGAAGAACTTAAAGAAGGATTAAGTCTTGTTCTTTCATTTATTATGCCTGACCCGGTTTTCTCTGGTCAAACCAAAGATGTTTTATCCAGTAGTGAAGCAAGAACTATTGTTCAACGCCTTGTCTCAAAAGATTTAAAAGTTTGGCTTGATAATAATCCAAAAGATGCTAAAGCTATTGTAGATAAGGCAATGCTGGCACGCGCGGCCCGCGAAAAAGCGAAAAAGGCTAAAGAAACCGTTCGTAAGGTTGATACAAAGAAAAGAACCATTTTACCCGGCACATTAAGCGATGCCAATAGTAAAAATAGAAGTGAATGTGAAATTTTTATTGTTGAAGGTCGTTCCGCAGAAGGTCCTACTAAAGAAGCCCGTAATCGCAATACGCAAGCAGTTTTGCCTGTAAGAGGTAAAATTCTTAATACTTTAAAAACAGATCTGCATAAAGCATTAGGAAATAAAGAAATTAGTGCGATGATTGACGCTTTTGGTCTTGAGGTTAAAGATGGTAAAGTAATTGTAGATGAATCCAAATTACGTTATGGTAAGATTATTATTACAGCGGATGCCGATGTTGATGGTAGCCATATTCGTATTTTATTCCTTACATTTATCTGGAAATTTGCGCCTGAATTAATTGAAAAAGGTTATATTTATGCGGCGGTTCCACCTCTCTATAAAGCGACTTGGGGCACAAATATTAAATATCTTAAAGATGACGCTGCCCTTGAAACATTTAGAAAAACTATGAACCGATCTTTTGAGTTAGGTCGAATGAAAGGTCTTGGAGAAATGGACACTCATGAAATGGAACTCGTCATGAATCCAGAAACTCGCACCTTAAAACAGATTACAATGGATGATATGAATCTTGTAAATAAAACATTTATGGATTTGATGGGTGAATCAGTTGGCCCTCGTAAATCTTTCATTGAGTTAAATGCAGAAAGGGCCAATATTGATGTATAAAACTGATAAGGGATATGTAAGTAATTATAAAGGAACACCTATTGAAATAATTCCTATTCGTAAAGATGACGTTATTTTAGCTCATGTTAATAAAGATATTGATATAATTACTTGTAGAGACCTCCACGAACAATTACAAAAGTTATTTCCAGATAATAAAGTAAATATTATTAACGATTATTTTATTGATAAAATTACTATTTTTACTAATACTTCTTTTCATATTGATTGTGGAGAAAATGAATTTTTAGGGAGGCCATCACATGATTGCGATTTATACTGATGGATCTTGTCGTGGAAACGGTAAAATAAATAATAGCGGTGGTTATGGGTTTGTTGTTATTGAATATGATAGCAATCCTGAGAACGGTGTTGTAATTGATGCTTGTCAAATAAACGCTTTTGAAGATACTACAAATAACAGAGAAGAAATTAAAGCTATTCTTCATGTATTGAAAAAATATGGCAAACATGATAATGGAGAATGGACTAATGATATCCCTACTGTATATAGTGATTCAGCCTATTGTGTAAATACTTTTACCAATTGGATGTATGGATGGGAGCGTAATAATTGGATTAAATCCAATAAAAAAGTTCCAGAAAATCTTGATTTAATTAAAGATTATTATGAAACAGAAAAGGAAGTTAAAATTGATTTAAGAAAAATTTCCGGGCATGATGGCCATTTGTGGAATGAGTTAGCAGATGGTCTTGCTACTGGAAAAATTACAGCTGAGGAGGTCCTTAAAAAATATGGGAGAGATTCTAAAAACTCCAATAGTTAACGAAGTGGAGCAATCCTTCCTGGATTACTCTTTAAGTGTAATAACTGATAGAGCAATTCCATCTGCGGAAGATGGATTAAAACCAGTCGCAAGACGTATTCTTTATGATATGTTTGATAAAGGATACTTTAATAATAAAAAGTTTGTTAAGTGCGCTCAGCCAGTTGGTGATGCAATGGGTCGTTTTCATCCTCATGGTGATAGCTCTATCTATGGAGCTTTATGTCTTTTAAGCCAACCTTGGACGATGCGTTATCCGTTAATTTCATTCCATGGTAATAATGGTAGTCGTGATGGTGGAGAGCCCGCAGCATATCGTTATACTGAATGTAAATTGTCTAAGGTCGGCGAAGAAATGCTTGCTGACATTAAAAAGAATACTTGTGATTGGCAATTAGCTTATACTGATGTTGAAAACGAACCAGTGTATTTGCCGGGTCGAATTCCGCATCTTCTTGTAAATGGTACTACTGGTATTGCGGTTGCCATGGCTTGTTCTTTTGCTCCACATAATTTAACTGAAATTATGGATGCAATTATTTATACTTTGCGTAATAATAATTGTAAAGTTGAAGATTTGCTTCAATTTGTTCAAGGCCCTGATTTTCCTACTGGTGGAACTGTTATCAATAAAGATGAATTAAAAACTGCTTATTTAACTGGTAAAGGTCGAGCTCGTATGAGGGCTGATTATGTAATTGAGCATGAAAAAACACATGATTTAATTGTATTTACTACAATTCCTTATAAAGTTTCAAAAGATACTCTTTGTGAAGATATTGATAAACTTTGTGAAGAAGGTAAATTAAATGGTATTGTTGCCATTAGAGATGAAAGCACTAAAGATGGAGTACGTTTTGTAATTGAACTTGATAAGGGTGTTAGTGCTCAGCCTATTATTTCTAAACTTTATAAGTTATCTCGCCTTGAGGAAACATATAGTTTTAATCAGGTTGCTCTTGTTAATAAGAAGCCAAAACTTTTAAATCTTAAACAGCTTATTGAAATTTATATTAGCCATCAAAAAGATGTAATATTAAGAAAAACAAAATATGAATATGATAAAGCACAAGCTCGTATCCATATTTTAAATGGTATTCTTAAAGCTCTTGAAGATATTGATAACGTAATTGCTCTTATTAAGAAGAGTGAAAGCGCGACTACTGCTCGTCAGGCTTTAATGACTCAATATAAATTAGATGAAGACCAAGCTAAAGCAATTCTTGATATTAAATTAAGTAGATTAGCTCGTTTAGAAAAAGTTGAAATCCAGGAGGAAAGAGATAATTTAATTAAAGAGAGTGAGCGTTTAGCTTTAATTCTTAAAGACCCTACTGATGAACTTGAAAAGATTTTCATTACTATTAAAAATACTTATGGTGATGCGCGTATTACTAAAATCATTCAAGCTCCAGTAGAAAAAGAAGATAAAGAAATTGAATATGTCGAGCCTGAGAAATGCGTTGTTGTAATGACTGAGGGTGGAACAATTAAGCGTATTCCCACAACTTCTTATCGCACGCAAAAGAAAAATGGTAAAGGTATTAAATCTCAAGAAGATATTACCTCTTGTGTTTTAAGAACTAATACCATTGATTCTCTAATGATTTTCTCAAATAAAGGTGTAATGTATCGTCTTTTAGTTGACAATATTCCAGTAGGAACAAATAGTTCACAAGGCCAATCTATTAAGAGTCTTGTAAATATGGCTCCTGATGAAAGTCCTGAGACAATGTATTCAATTTATAGAGATACTGATGCTAAATATGTATTATTTACTACTAAGAACGGACTTGTAAAGAAGACTGCTTTGGAAGAATATATTAATACAAAGAAAAAGACCGGTATTGTCGCAATTAGTTTGCGCGAAGGTGATAGTTTAGCGTCTGTATGTTTAATTAAAGATGAACCTATTGTATTGACAACTAAAAATGGTATGGGAATTAAATTTAATTCTACAGACATTACTGCGACCTCTCGTGCTACTGCTGGAGTTAAAGGTATTAATCTTAACGAAAGTGATGAAGTAATTTCTACTATGCCAATTCGGCATGATACTGATTCTATAGCAGTATTTAGTGAAAATGGCTTAGGAAAGAAATTATCGTTAAATGAATTGACTTTACAAAAACGTGGTGGTAAAGGACTTAACATATATAAAACAAGTGGGTCTACCGGTCCATTGACCGCAACTGCGTTAATTGCTGATGAAGACAATCTACTTATTACCGGGGATAAAGCATCTATTTGCGTTTCCGCAAAAGACATTCCTGCTCTTGGGCGTATTTCTGTTGGTAATCAGATTATTAAGTCTAGCAAGATTAAGTCAGCAACTAAGGTATAAAATCTTATAAAGGAGGATTGTATCCTCCTTTACTTGATTTTTTTAAAAAATTTTTCTATAATATATTTAAAGATAGGACGGAAATAAATCAATGAGTTTCTCTAAAGAATTGCTTGATAAGTATGCTCCAGAAGCAGATTGTATCCAAGCGATGAAAATTTGGAAATTGCCCGATGGTAAAGAGAGTCTTTTCCCCGTTGTTTGTAATGGCGGTGAATATTTTGCTGAATTGAAAAAAGATGGATATTGGTATCAGTATGAAAAGACAGAACATTATGATTATTTATTTAGTCGTAATGTAAGTGCAAATACTGGTATTTTAACTGAAAAGTTAGCAAATGTCCCTCATATTCATGAAGCACTCAAAGATTTACCTTCCGGCACTATTTTAATAGGTGAAATTTATTATCCAGGTAAAACTTCTAAAGATGTGACTAAAATTATGGGATGTTTAGCACCTGAAGCGATTAAACGTCAGCAGTCCAGTGGATTAATCCATTATTATTTACATGATGTTATTAAATATAATGGAATTAATATTCAAAATGAGGGTGCTTGGACACGTTATCAGGTATTAAAAGCCATTTGGGATAAATTTAATTTAAGTCAATATTCTTATATGGAACTTGCAGATGCAGTTCTTGATAATATTCAAGAATTTACTGCGGCCGCTCTTACTGCGGGTGAAGAAGGCGCAGTTTTGAAGAAAAAAGATGCTCCATATATTCCAGATAAGCGACCAGCATGGTCTTCTATCAAAATTAAAAAAATGGACTATGTTGATTGTATTTGCATTGGATTTGAAGATGCAACTAAATATTATGATGGTAAAGAAATTACGACCTGGCCTTATTGGGAAATAAAAACTCCAATGTTTTATGATTGTTTTGAAGAAGATCATTGTTTCGCAGGATGGTCAAAACCCCAATTAGTAAAAGGAAATTTCTATAAAAATTATTTGAAGAATCCTCCTGCTAATGGAAGTAATTTATTAGAAGATGATGAAAAATATTATCAGCCAATTACCAAAGGCTATTATTATGGATGGAAGACATCTATGAAGTTAGGCGCCTATGATAATAAAGGAAATCTTATTGAAATCGGAACGGTATCCTCTGGATTAACCGATGAACTTAAAGAAGCTTTTGCTAAGGAACCTGAAAAATACCTTAACCGAGTAGTTTCTATACAATGTATGGAAATTAATAGCAAAGACCATACTTTAAGACATGGATTTTTTAAAGGATTCCGCGATGATAAGAACATTACCGACTGCACTTTGGCGGAATGTTTTGACAAATAAAAAAATTTTTTGTAAAATAAACTTGTAAAAATTAAGGAAGAAAATTTTTAAATGAAAACAAAAGAACTCAAGAATCTCGCAAAAAAAATTGCTAATGCAGAATTAATCGTTCAGACAAGTGAAGACCCGCAAGCTGTTCGTAAAGCCCAGAATCAAATTATGGAACTTTCGAGCCACGTTCACAGTCTTGATGATATTACAACCATTGATGAAATGGTTCAAGAAATTCTTGGAAAAATTCTTGACAAATAAAAAATTTTTTACTATAATATTTACATAACCTAAAGGTTAAAAGAAAAAAAATAAAAAAAATATTTAATTATTTAAAGGAGATTATTATTATTATGGCTATGAAGGAAAATTCTAAGAAGGTTCTTAATTATTTGAAGGAAGTTAACGGTCAGGAAGTTACTGCTGCTGATGTTGCTGAGGCTCTCGGTCTCGAGAAGCGTTCTGTTGATGGTATTTTTACCAGTGCTATTCAGCGCAAAGGTCTCGGTCTTCGCACTCCCGCTGAGGTTGAGCTTGAGGACGGCACTCATAAGCAGGTCAAGTTCCTCTCTCTCACTCCCGCTGGCATGAGCTTTGATCCCGACGCTCCTGACGCGGAGTAATTAATATAGATTATTAAGGGGTAGATATTTAATATCTGCCCCTTCTTTTTTAAGTATTTATGCTTACTTTAATAATTGCTATACTGGCGTTTATTATTGGTGGATTTTTAATATATTTTATTTTACGTCCACGACTAAATAATATTCAAAAGCTCAATGAAGAAATAGTAAAACAAAATAAAGAGCTTGAATCTAAAAATTCAGATTTAGATGATTAGTATACAATATTATCAACGGCAGTAAAAAGTATTACTTCCAGAAAAGAAGAAGTAGAAAATAATTTAAATATTCTTTAGTCCAAAAGAGACGAAGTTGAAAATAGTTTAAATTCTTTATAGAATCAGGCAAAGCAATCAGCGGACATTTTCTATCAGCAATCAATGGAAAATGCTCGTGTTCGTCTTGAATATGATTTAAATAAACAAGAATTTAAATATACAAAAGCTAAAGAAGAATATGAAAATGAATATCAATCAACTCTTGTTGATTGTTCTTTAGAATTATCTAATTTAATTAATTCTAAAAAAGAAGAATTAAATAAATTAGATGAAGAAATTCAATTACATAGTAGAGAAGTTGCGGCCGCAGTTGATGCTGCGAAACGTGCCGAAGAAATTAAAAATCAAGCTGATTTCTATAAATTATAGTTGTCTCAAATAGATATTGATGAAATCAGTCTTCTTCGTTCTATTGAACCAAGACTTCGTGATAAAGATATTTTAAATAAAGTAATTTGGAAAAGCTATTATGAAAAACCAACTACAGATTTGATTGGTCGAGTAATTGGCTCTGGAGTCCATACAGGGATTTATAAAATTACTAATTTAGAAAATCAAATGTGTTATGTGGGTCAAGCAGTCGATCTTTCTGCGCGTTGGAAACAGCACATTAAACGCGGAATTGGTGCGGAACCCGCCACGCGCAATAAACTTTATCCTGCTATGTTGGCTATTGGAGTAGAAAATTTTAGTTTTGAAGTAATAGAAGAATGTTCTCGTAAAGAGTTAGATGTGCGAGAAGATTACTGGCAAGACTATTTTAAAGCTAAGGAATTTGGGTATAGTATAAAATAATGTATAGAATAATTGATAAACGTGGAACAGGAAAAACGAGTAGATTAATACTGTTAGCCAAAGAGAAAAATGCTATTATTGCTTGTTCTAATCCTGATGCTATGAGAATTAAGTCAGAAGGATATGGAATTATTGGAATTGATTTTATTTCATATTATGATTATATAAATGGGAATTATCCAAAAGGCAGTATGGTATTCATTGATGAACTTGATTGTTTTGTTCGTTCTCTTGGGCATAATCTAAGCGGATATACTTTAAGTAATGAGGATTGATTATGAAAAATAATAAAATCGTCAGTAATGTGAGAGTTTATGATTTGCCAGAAAGTATGGTTGCTTCTGGGTATCCAATGAGAACGGATACCGAGCAACATCCAATTAATGATAAAGATATGACAAGATGTTAGAATCTTGTATCTGCCACAAAAAGTGGTAATATGGCCCATGCCCAATTTTTAACCGGTATTAGAGTTAATTTTGATTTAACTTTTTCCAATAAGGCTTGGGTCGAAGCAGAAAGATATAGATTCCTTGAATTTGTATCTTCACAATCCACAATGCATTGCATTACTAAATTTGATTTAAATGAACAATATAATGAATATGTTGATCCAAGAATCATTGAAATAATGCGTGAGAAAGTTGATATTTATAATAAACTTTTAAGTATTATTGATAGAATTAAGCATTGTGAAACTGAAAACAAAAATGAAAAAATTAAAATGCTTGAGCAGTTAGAAGAGATTAGAAAAGAAAAATATCTTGAAATTTTATACTCTAATCCTGCTGGATTTTTGCTTACCGCAAGATTAACTACTAATTATAGATGTTTAAGAAACATATATATTTAGAGAAAAAACCATCGTCTTCCCGAATGGAGAGAATTCTGTAAATGGATTGAAACTCTTCCTTATGCGGAAGAACTATTGGTAAATTAATCATAACTTGATTTTTCTAAATAAATATTATATAATATTTATATAAGATAAAGAAAGGTTATAAACTTTTTAAAATGAGTAAGAAACAAGCATTTATTGATTATGTTGAAGAATTAATTGTTGCCACTAATGAAAACCGCTATCCAGTAGTAATGAGTGAAGATGCTAGTATCTATTGGGAAGCGTTAAAAGCTAAAGAAGAAACTGAAAAGCCTCTATTTACTGAGGGCGGAAAAGCCATTATTAAATGGATGCAAGATAATAATAAAGATATTCCTCTTGTTAAATCAAGAGAAATTGCCGAATATCTCGGTGTGTCTAGCCGTGGAGTTGCGGGTTCCATGCGCAAATTAGTATCTGATGGTTTCGTAGAAAAAGTTAGTCAAGATCCAATTATTTATACTTTAACAGAAAAAGGAAAAAATATTAATTTATTGAATTTATTTAATTAAGGAGAAATTTATTTATGAAGAAAGTAATGGAAAATGCTACTCATATTGAAGGTATCTTGTACGAACATGCTTTGGAAAATAAGGTAACCGGACCAAATTCTAAGAACCCCGGCACTCCTTTTATTTCTGGTACTATTAGTATTGCTACTGATAATGCTCTTACTAATATCGTCCAGGTTCACTTTACTTATGTAACTCAAACTACTACTAAGGGCACTCCTAATGCTACATATAGTATTCTTCAGAATATTATTGATGGTACAATTGGTAATTATATGGCTGATGGAGAAGATAAAGCTGCTAAGCTTCGTGTCGATTCTGCGATTGGTCTTAATGAATTTTATTCTGATCGTAACGGCAAGGAAGAGCTTGTAAGCACTAAGCGCAATGAGGGCGGATTTGTTCATACTACTACTACTCTTATTGATGATGAAAAGCAGCGCAATACTTTTAAGTGTGACATGATTATCACCAATGTGACTCATGTTGATGCTGATGAAGAGCATAATATCCCTGAAAAGGTAATTGTTAAGGGAGCAATTTTTGATTTCCGCAAGTCTTTACTTCCTGTTGAGTTTACAGCTACTAATCCTGGAGCCATGGCTTATTATGAGGGTCTTGGAGCTTCTCCTTCTGAACCTGTATTCACAAAGCTTTGGGGCCGTCAGGTATCTGAAGTAATTAAGCGCGAGATTCGTGAAGAGTCTGCGTTCGGTGACGATAATGTCCGTGAGGTTCAGAGCACTCGTAAGGATTTTGTTATTACCGGTGGCGCTAAGGAGCCTTATGTTTGGGATGATGAAAGTTCTATCACTGCGAAAGAACTTACTGAAGCTATGGCCGCACGTGAGACTTATCTTGCTACTTTGAAGCAGCGCCAAGATGAATATAAAGCTTCTAAGCAGAATGCCACTACTGCTACTACTGTTGCATCCACTGCTACGGAAGGTTTTAAATTCTAATTATGAATTAGCCATTAAATAGCGATGACCTCCCAATAAGAGGTCATCGCGCTAAAGTTAATTTATATGATGATTTTTGTAATATACTAAATTTAGAAGAAATACTTAAAGAGATAATAATTAAAACAAATAAGGAGAAATAACATAATGGCTATTGATTTAACTAAAATTCAACCTCATAAGGTAAGTAAAGATCTTTCTGGTTATATCACTTTTATTTATGGCAAACCCAAGACCGGCAAGACTACTTTGGCGACTCAGATGCCGAATTCTTTGCTTTTAGCTTTTGAGCAAGGCTATAACTGCCTTCCTGGCGTTATGGCGGCGGACATTACTTCTTGGGCAGAAATGAAGCAAGTCTATCGTGATTTGAAGCGTCCAGAAGTAAAGGCAATGTATAATGCTATTATTGTAGATACTATTGATGAAGCTGCTAAGTATTGTGAGAAATATATTTGTAATCAAAATCAAATTGAATCTCTTGGAGACCTTGGTTATGGTAAGGGCTGGTCTAAATTCAAAGATGAATTTAATGAAGTTTTTAGAGGTTTAACTCGTCTTGGATATGCCGTTTTCTTTATCGGCCATGAAAAAGAACAAACTGTAACTCGTCCTGATGGTACTGAGGTTGTGGCAGTAAGACCAAATCTTTCTCAATCCACTCGCACTATTATTACCGGTATGGCTGATGTTTATGGGTATGCTCATCAAAAAGCAGCAGGCCAAATGTCTGTCCTAACTCTCCGTTCTGGTAATGACCTTATCGACTGTGGCGGTCGTTTTAAGTATATTGAGAGCGAAATTCCTATGAACTATGATAGTCTTATTAACGCCATTCATGAGGCTATTGATAAGGAAGCGGCTGACAATGGTGGTAAATTTGTCACTGATGAAAAGATGGTCGTTGCTCCTGAAGCTCCTACTTATGATTATGAAGCACTTATGGCTGAATTCCAAAATCTTGCTGGAGATATGATGAATAAGAATCCTGGATTCTTTGGTCCTCGTATCACTCAAATTATTGATAAATATTTGGGCAAAGGTAAGAAAATTTCTGACGCCACTCCCGAACAGGCAGAATTTGTATCTTTAATTGTTGGTGAAATTAAAGATGATCTTCTTCCTCAAATGGAAAATAAGTAAATAAAATATAATTTATAACCGGAGTGATAAAAGTCGCTCCGGTTTGACTTTTATTTAAAAATATTGTATAATATTTATATAAAGTAATGGAAAGGAGTAATTTATATACATAAAGTTAAATGTATTTATTGTCAGCAGACTTTTGATAGAGATAAGTTTCCTTATGTTCAAATAAAATCTCGAAGATATGCGCACCCTGAATGTGCTAAATAGGCTGAAAATGAAGACACTCCTTTACAAGTTCATAATCCGCCTGAAAAAGTAAAAACAAAAGAAGATTTAGATAAAGAAAAATTTGAAGAATATGTAAAAAATTTATTGGGAGAATCATATATTAATGCTCGCGTCCGCAAGCAAATGAATGATTATATCAGAGAATATCAATATACATATTCTGGAATGTTAAAAGCCTTAGTTTATTTTTATGAGGTTAAAGGAAATAATAAAAATAAAGCTAATGGTGGAATTGGTATTATACCTTTTATTTATAAAGACGCTTACAATTATTATTATAATCTTTGGATGATTCAACAATCCAATAAAGATAAAAATGTTATTGATTACGTTCCTAAATTAAAGGAAATAAAAATTCCTATTCCTAAAAAAGAACCTCGAAAAAGATCAGTTTTTACATTTTTAGATGAATAGGAGGACTTAAATGCCGAGTAAATATGTAGACCCAACAGCGATTACACAAGTTATAGGGTGTGTATATAATACTCCTTAGCTTTTGGATTTTACTGATAGATATACAATAACTGATGAAGATTTTGCTGATGAATTTCATAGAATTGTTTTTGGAGCAATATATAAAATTCATGAATTAGGAGCTTAGAAAATTACTTTAGAAAATATTAGTGATTTTCTTTCTTCTCGACCTAAATATGAAGCCACATTTAAAGTTAATAAAGGTGAAGAATGGTTATTGAAAGTTTCTGAAAATGCGAAACCTTTGTCATTTGATTATTATTATGGTCGTTTAAAAAAAATGTCTCTACTTCGTGCTTATGACAGATATGGCATTGATGTTTCTTTTATTTATGATCCTGATAATATTTTAGATACTGAAAAAAAACAATTACAAGAAGATAATCTTGATAATTCTTCATTAGAGCATATCGCACAATTAATTGATGACCGTATAGAACAAATTAAATATGAGTATGTAAATGATGTTGAAGGAGTTGCAGTTCAAGCAGGTGATGGAATTTTTGAATTGCTTGATGATTTAGAGCAACATCCAATAGCAGGAAGTCCTCTATATGGGCCATTAATTAATACAGTTACTCGTGGAGCAAGACTTAAAAAGTTTTATTTGCGCTCCGCGGCCACCGGTGTAGGTAAAACTCGTTCTATGATTGCGGATTCGTGCTATATTGCTTGTAATAAAATATATGATGATACTTTTGGAAGTTGGATTAAAAACGGAATTCAAGAACCAGTATTATATATAACTACAGAGCAAGATAAAAATGAAATTCAAACAATGATGCTTGCTTTTCTTTCTAATGTAAATGAAGAGCATATTATTTATAATGAATATCAAGGAAATGAAAAAGAACGAGTAATAGAAGCTGCAAAAATTCTTAAAGATAGTCCATTGTATATTCGTGAATTACCTGATTTTTCATTACAAGATGTCGAAAATGAAATCAAAAAAGGCATCCGAGATCACGATGTAAAATATATCTTCCATGACTATATTCATACAAGTATGAAAATTCTTGAAGAAATTACTCGTCGTAGTGGCGGAGTAAAACTTCGTGAAGATAATATACTTTTTATGCTATCTAACAAATTAAAAGATATCTGTAATCAGTATGGTGTTTTTATTATGTCAGCAACACAGTTAAACGGTGATTATGTTGATTCTAAAACCCCTGACCAGAATCTTTTGCGTGGAGCAAAATCTATTGCCGATAAAGTAGATTATGGATCAATTCTTTTAAATGTCCAAGATGATGATTTAATTTCATTGGAAAAAATACTAAACACAAAATTATTTGATACTCCAACTATTAAAATGTCTGTTTATAAAAATAGGCGTGGTAGATATAAAGGAGTTATTTTATGGTGTAAGGCAGATTTAGGAACTTGTAGAATTATTCCTATGTTTTGTACTACATATGCTTATGAACTTGTTCCTATTGATGATATAAAAATTACTCTTGAAGAAGAGTCAGCTTTTTAAAATTAAGGAGAAAAATTATGAAGAGTGGTAATGTTGAATACAAGATGAGTAATAGAATGGCTAAGGAAATTATTCGTACTTATAAGGCTATTCCTCGTTTGGCAAAGCTTCGTCCGCAAGAAATGCTTGTTCATTATGTTAACGAGCAGTGCGGACTTATGAGAAATTGTTCTAAAGTAATTACTTATGATAGTATTTGATAAATCAGAAATTCGTCAAGCTCTTGGGCTTGAAAATATTTATGATTTATTAATTGAATGGGGCGGAGATCCTGAATATACAGAATTCGGGATTCTCTCTTCCACCATTTGTCATAATCCTCCTGGAGAAGGTAGCAGAAAACTTTATTTTTATGAAAATACAGGATTATTCAAATGCTATACAGGATGTGATTCAACTTTTGATATTTTTGAATTATGTTCTAAAGTAATGAAAATTCAATATGATGAAGAATTTGATTTAAATGATTCAGTTTTATGGGTTGCTCGTCGTTTTGGTTTATCAGGTATGATAAAAGATGACGATATGGGTAAAACTTTAGATGATTGGAAAATTTTATCAAATTATTCTCGTATCCAAGAGATTGAATTAAAAAATAATACAATTATTTTAAAAGATTATGATGATTCTATTTTGAATAGATTAAATTATAATATTAAAATAATTCCTTGGCTTGATGAGGGGATTTCTCAAGAAGTAATTAATAAAGCACGTATTGGTTTTTATCCAGGAGCCGATCAAATTACAATTCCTCATTATGATATTAGTGGAAGATTTGTAGGCTTGCGCGGACGCACTATGTGCAAAGACGAGGCGGACTTATATGGGAAATATAGACCAATGAAAATAAATAATCAATTATATAATCACCCTCTTGGAATGAACTTATATGGATTAAATTGGTCTAAAAATGCCATTAGCATAATGAAAAAAGCAATCATTTTTGAAAGTGAAAAATCAGTATTGAAATATGCTACTGATTTCGGTTGGAATAACAATATATCAGTAGCTTGTTGCGGAAGTAATGTTTCTTCGCATCAAATTCAATTATTATTAGATAGTGGCGCGCAAGAAATTATAATTGCTTTTGATAGACAATTCCAAGAAATTGGAGACGCAGAATTTCAACACTTAAAGTTAAATCTTTTAAAGATTAGAACTAAATTTAAAAATGATGTGCTTATATCTTTTATTTTTGATAAAAATATGATTACAAAATACAAAGATTCACCAATTGATGATGGCAAAGAAAAATTTTTACAATTATATAAGGAAAGGATATTTATATGAATGATGATTATGATATTCCTATCTCTGTAAATGATACAATTATTTCATTGAGTGCGCAGATTGAAGGATTAAAAAAACAAAGAGATAGTTTGCTCCGAAGCTGTATTTATTGTGATAAATGTAATAAATATTATGATAAAACCAGTAATTGTATTTCAAGCGGAATTGAAACTCGAAAAGTAATTAGGTATAATGGAGATTTAGAAAAAGGATATACGGAAATGGAAATTCCTGTTCTTTTTCATATTTGTCCATTAGGACATAAGATGGGAGAAAGTGGTTTATGACAGGTATCGTTTGGTGTAATACTTTCATTGAAGGAACTGAACAATTAGAGAGAATTGAAGAACAATATAAAGCGATGAGTATAAAACCAATAGAAAAAAATAAATCTATCAATCGTTATTCTATAGTTTTTGAAAATGAAGATTATTGGAAAGTAGTTATTTCTACTGGAAATGCCAGAGGTCATAAGTGTAATATTTCTTATATTTCTCGTCAAACCCCTCTTTCAGTTATTGAAACTATTATTTTTCCATGCACAAAAGCCCTTCCTTATACTGCTTATCATTACTATGGTGATCCAGTAGGAGAGGACTGATATGAATAAGTAAATTATAGAAATTCTTAAATAATAGTGGTGGTATTATGAAAGGAGGTTGAATAGCCTATGGACTATCAACTAAAAGCTCCTCGCATCCCGCAGTATTCAGCGGTCGAACAGGTGCTAACCAATAGAGGAATTAAATTACAAGATATTCCTCATTATCTTAATACCACTGATGACGACATTATCGAACCAGCAACTATTGATAGAATAGAAAATGGTGCAAAAATGCTCGTCAAACATATTGCACAAAATGACAAAGTTCTTATATAGGTAGATAGTGATTGTGATGGCTATACTTCGGCGGCCGCACTCATGAATTACTTATACTGTCTTTTTCCTGCGTTTGTGCAAAACAATATTTTTTATCGTGTCCATGCAGGAAAACAACACGGAATTATACCAGATAGTATTGATAAAGATATTAAATTAGTAATTGCTCCAGATTCTTCATCAAATGATTATTTAGAACACGAATATTTATATAAAAATGGTATTGACGTGTTGGTAATAGACCACCATGAAGCTGATAAAATATCATAGTATGCTTGTATTATTAACAACCAATTATGTGATTATCCAACTAAATCTTTATCTGGTGTAGGAATGGTTTATAAGTTTTGTTGTTATATTGATGAACTTATGAATGTTCGGTATGCGGATCATATATTGGATTTAGTTGCTCTTGGAATGGTGGCCGACATGATGGATATGCGTGATTTTGAAACAAAACATTTAATTAATAAAGGCTTACAACAAATCACCAATCCTTACTTCAGAGGCATAATCAATAGAGATTAGTTTCATTTTAATAATGAGATTACGCCTATTGGAGTAGCTTTCTATATTGCTCCTTTAGTTAATGCAACTACTCGTGTTGGGACGCAAGAAGAAAAGCTCATGCTATTCGAGTCAATGCTTGATTTTAAGGGATACGAACTTGTCCCTTCAACAAAACGTGGATGTAAAGGTCAAGCAGAAACAAGAGTAGAACAAGCTTGTCGTAATTGTACTAATATCAAGAATAGGCAAACTAAAATCAGAGACACTAGCTTGGAAAAAATTGAATAGATAATCGTAAATCAAAATCTTTTAAGTAATAAAATCTTAGGAATTAAGTTAGATGGATTTGCTGCTGACAAAAATTTGACTGGGTTAATGGCCAATCAATTAATGAGCAAATATCAACGTCCTGTTTTAATTCTTAATAAAACAATAGATGAAGAAACTCAACAAATTTGTTGGGAAGGCTCCGGCAGAGGATACGACAAATCCACACTTAAAGACTTTAGAGAATTTTGTCAAAAATCAAATCTAATTATGTATGCGGAAGGACATCCTAACGCTTTTGGATTTGGTATTATTGATGATAATTTTGATAAATTTATTGAATATGCGAATTCTGCTTTACAAGATTTTGATTTCACCCCAATTTATAGTGTTGATTTTATTTATCACACTAATGATTTAGTTGGAAAAGATATCATTGATATTGCTCAACTTAAACCACTTTGGGGCCAAGGGGTAGAAGAAGCATCTATTGCCGTTGAAGGAGTAAAAGTTGCATCAAATAACTTAACTTTAATGTCAAAAGATAAAAATCCTACCTTGAAGATAACTATGCCAGATGGCATCAGTTTAATCAAGTTTAAGTCGTCCGAGGAGGAATACGAGAAATTGTATTCTGAATAGGGTTATGTGACAATTAATATCGTTGGTAAATGCGAACGAAATATATGGAATAATAATATTAGTCCTTAGATTATTATAGAAGATTACGAAATTGTAGATAGGGCTGCTTATTATTTTTAATAATTGACACTACGACTAATAGACTTAAAAAACCTATTAGGAGGAAATCATTTATGAAAAGATATAAGATTTTAGCAGGAAGTATTATTTGTTTTGTATTAATTTTTATTTTACAAACATCTGCTCTTGCTTTAAATTATAGCGAAATTACTACTTTTTCGGAAGCTTACATCCCTTCTGAATCATCAACTGTATATAATTTCTTAACAGAAGAAACTGCTGTTATGGAGCCTATGAGTAGAGAAATTAGCGATACAGTTAATCGTAAAGAACTTAAATCTCTGATCCAAGAATATCAAGAGATTGTAAATAGCGCTCATGACTTAGCCGAAGCAACAAGAGCACTAGGATATGATGAAAATCATCCTATTATTGAATTTGCTAAAAAAGAATATGAAACTGCTAATGAATATTTAGAAATTTATCAAAATCGTTTAAACGAAATTAATTCTCAATGGAATGATAAATTATCTATTTATCCAGTAGCGACAGAAATTTGGCTTTATATGAAAGACCAAGGTTGGAATGACGCGGTTTGCGCTGGCATTTTAGGTAATATGATGGCGGAATGTGGCGGACATACTTTATCCTTACAGCCAACTGCTTCTAATAAATATTATTATGGAATTTGTCAATGGAGTAAAGGATATCCAAGTGTTTGGTATTCTAATTTAGATTCACAATGTGAATTCTTAATAAATACTATTGAATATGAATTTAATACTTTTGGTTCTTCATATAAAAGAGGATTTAATTTTAATTCTTTTTTAAATTTAAATGACGAGAAAGAAGTTGCGAAAGCATTTGCGAAATGTTATGAGCGTTGCGGGTCAAGTTCTTTGAATCAAAGACAAAAGAATGCGACCATTGCTTATAATTATTTTACTAATTAATTTTATGGCTATATGAAGATTTATTTCTTCATATAGCCATTATTTTCATTTATGGAGTAAATTGTGGAAAAACTTAATTATTATGATAGTGATATCAATATGATATGGCAATCAAGCCCAGAGGAAAGTGGCGAAGCCCTTAGAAAGCTTTCAAGAACTTTAGCATCTTATAGTTATGAATATAAAAAAGCTAATGATGAAATAAATAATCAATTGGCTAAGTTAGGAATTTCTTCCGAAGAAAAATTATTTGATGTATTAAATAAATTAGCAGACATATGGATTAAAGCTTCCACTACTGGTTATAAAGAAGAAGGGTACTGGCCCGAACCGGGGACAGACGAAGAAGCCGACAAATCAAATGAAAAAAGTGATTTAGAAATTTTTGGGGAAAAACTTAAATCTGAAATTTTTTCTGAATCTAATCCGCATACAGAAACTATCTCTTTTGGGCCTCCTATAACAATTGAAGCAGATAATACAAATAAAGAATTTATTATATTCTAAATTTGACTAAATAATTAAAATATGGTATTATATAAATATAAATGAAGAAAGAAGAAAAAAAAATATTATGGATTTAAAAGAAATGGTTGAAAAAGCTCATAAATACGATAATAGTTTAGAATTTTTTGAAGAAAGAGAAAAACATACTAAAGGTTATATATATGACAGTCTTTGTTATAGATACCAATTAGCTCGCTATAAAGCAATGAATGAAGATATTGAAAATTATATTAATAGTAGAGGATATACTAAAAAAGAAGCTGAAAATGCGGCTAGAGAACTCTATGAAAGAGATTGTATACGCTTTTATCAAATTCTTAATGAGGCAATTGGAGAACATGACTAATGTGGATTTATTGGAAAGAACAATGTAATTATTGTTCTAATTATGAAAATTGTTCTTATTATAATAAAGTTCAAGAATTAATTTCTAAATTAGATAACATAGATAGACATACAACAGGCGTTTATGGAACATTGAAATGGGCTTGTGATTATTTTATAGTTGATGAAAATAAATATTATAGATTAAACCCTGGAGAGTGTGAAAATGGAATTAACTCGTAAACAAGAAGAAGGATTGAAAATTGCGGTTGAGCGCTATTATGCCCATGAGCGTTGGACTTGTATAGCAGGATATGCGGGAAGTGGAAAGAGCACTTTGATTAAATTTATTATTTCTGCTCTTGATGTCGACCCAGAAGAAGAAGTTTGTTATGTGGCATTTACAGGTAAAGCCGCGACTGTGCTTCAACAAAAAGGTTGTCCAAACGCAACAACTGCGCATAAACTTTTATATAAAGCTAAAATGATGGCTAACGGAACTTTTAAATTCTTTCCAAAAGATAACAGTGAATTAGCACAATATAAAGTAATTGTTGTCGATGAAGTATCAATGCTCCCTAAAAAATTATGGGATTTAATGTTAACCCATGGTATTTATATCATCGCGGCGGGCGATCCAGGCCAATTGCCACCTGTAGATCCTAATGAAAATAATCACGTATTAGATAAACCACATATTTTTCTCGATGAAATTATGCGTCAAGCGCAAGATAGTGAGATTATTCGTTTCTCAATGTGGATTAGAGAAGGTAAATCTTTAATTTCTTATCGCCCAGAAGGAAAACAAGTGAGAGTATATGATAAAAGTCAAGTTATACCTGAAATGTATGATTGGGCGGATTAGATTATTTGTGCTAAAAATACCACAAGAACTAAAATTAATAATGTAGTCCGATTAAGAAAAGGATTTGATCCTAATATTCCTCAAATTGGAGATAAAATTATTGGATTACATAATAACTGGGATTTTATGTCTGAGAACCGAGTATGGGCTTTAACTAATGGCACTGTTGGAACTATTGAAGATTTTTATACTGAAGACATTCGAGTCCCTTATTATATTTCAGAAGTTCCTATTACTTATATGTTTACTCAAATTGTTTTAAGCGATGGAGATAAATTTTGTGGGACTCCAATTGATTATAAACAACTTATCACCGGTGAAGGGACTCTTACTGGTAGCCAATGCTATCAATTAAGAAATAATAAACAATGCCTCGATCCTCCGCTTGATTTCTCCTATGCTTATGCTATTACCTGTTGGAAAGCGCAAGGTAGTGAATATGGAAAAGTATTAGGATTTGAAGAAAATCATCCTTTTGATCGAGAAGAGCATAAAAAGTATTTATATACTATGGCTACTAGAGCCAGCGATAAATTAGTAATTATAAGGAAGTAATAAATGAAAAAAATATTATCAATAGATTTTGATATTATAATGTCTCCTTGTATTCAACTTTATAACAATTATTCAACTGATGATTGGGAAGCATTATGTTCTCATTTTGAAATTTTAAAATTTGCTAAACCTGATTATATTCATTTTAAAAGGCTTTTACAACTTTTATTAAAATTAAGTAAAAGTATGAAAAAAGAAAACATTCATTTCATTGCTTCACATGAAATGATTGCTACTTATGTTGATAAGAATATAAATGATACTATATCTTTAATTAATATAGATCATCATCATGATATCGCTTATACAGACAAAGATATTGAAAATAAAATTGAAGATTTAAATTGTGGAAATTGGGTAAAATATCTATCTGAAGAAGGCAAATTAGAAAATTATGTTTGGATTAGAAATGAAGATTCAACTAATTATCCAGAAGATAGAAAATTTAATTTTTCTTCTACTCCTATTATAGAGTGTAATTTAGAAACAATTGATGCTCCTGATGAATTGTTTATTTGTCTATCCCCTCAATGGATTCCACCTCATTTAAGATGTCTTTTTTATATTATTGTAGATATATTTAATAGTATTTATGATACTGAATTTAAAGTTCAAGGAGACGAAGAAGATAATGGTAAATACATCTAATTTAAATTCAAGTATTAATGCTATACTTGAAAATAATATGTTTCTTAAAGACGCGGATTTAGCTTAGGATTTAAACTCTAATTTAGAACTTTTTACCCATGACTTAAATGTAGAATTAGATGCGTTAAATTCTATGATTTGTGATAATATAAATAAGATATCAACTCGGTCAAGAGAATTTGCTGATTTTTTAAAAGATATTCGTAGTACATGCGATAATTATATCTCTCGATTTGATTATTATTAAATAATATGATATTATATAAATATAAATGAAAGATGAAAGTCGGGCAATCTTAAAAAATTTCTATTGTTAGATTTTCAAATAATATAACAAAATTAAAGGAGATTTTTTATGGCTACGAAATATGACTTAACTGATAAACAAATTGGAAAATTAAAAGTTATACGTCTTTGCTCAATAGAAGAACGTCCGACGCAAACCCATGGAAATTATTGGTTATGTAAATGTGAATGTGGCAATTATTGTAAAGTGCCTACTTCATATTTAACAGGAAATGGGAATTATACCCAAACTAGTTGTGGTTGTGATAGAAAGAAAAAAGCTTTCCAAGCAACAACTTATATAGAAGTTGAAGAAGATTTTCTTAATGAATTTAAAGAAGATTTTGAAAAATATTTATTTTTACATAAAGCATTAAGAATTACTCATAGAGATTTGCTTTATTATAATAATCATATTGAAGAATATAAAACTATTATAAGATATTTTTGGCAAGATAAACAATTTAATAAAGTATACCAATTTTGGAATAATAATAAGAATAAAAATAAAACATTTTATGATTGGGCCAAACCTAGCTTAGATCATATAATTCCAATCTCCAAAGGTGGAGAAGAAAAATTAGAAAATTATCAATTTTTAACAGTTTATGAAAATTTTTCAAAAAGAGATATGACAATGGAAGAATGGAATGATTTTAAAATAAAAACAAATACTACTTCAGATTATTTTATTGATAAAATAATGAATTTGGAAGGAGGGTTGGAGTTAGAATGAGATCATATTTTGGTATCCATAATCATACTATGTATTCGAATCTCCGCTTACTTTGATTGTATTAATAGACCGCAAGCTCTTATTGACAAAGCGATAGAATTAGGCCTATCAGGAATAACTATTACAGACCATGAATGCCTTTCTGCGCATATGGAAGTAAATCAATATGCAAAAAAAATAAGAGAAGAAAATCCTGATTTTACTATTGCTCTTGGTAATGAAATTTATCTCACTGATACAAGAGATAACGGACAAAAATATTACCACTTTATTCTTATTGCTAAAGATGCCATCGGACATAAAGCATTAAGAGAATTAAGTTCTATTGCTTGGATTCATAGTTATGTTGATAGACGTATGGAACGAGTTCCTACTTTAAAAAGTGAACTTGAAATGGTAATGGAACAATATAAAGGGCATGTTATAGCAACAACTGCTTGTATTGGTGGAGAACTCGGTAGCTGTATTTTACCAATGTTCCAAGCAGAATTAAATAAAGATATTGAAACTCAAACTAAATATTACAATCAAATAATTGATTATATCAATTTTTGTATTAAAGTATTTGGAAAAGATGATTTTTATCTTGAATGTGCGCCATTTACTGACGCTGAGCAAATAATTGTAAATCATAAAATTTATCAAATCGCCAAGGCGTTTGATTTAAAAATGGTAGTTGGAACAGATGCGCATTATTTAACTAAAGAAGATAGACCCATTCATAAAGCATATCTTACTTCTAAGCCAGGAGAAAGAGAGGTTGACGATTTTTATAAATTTACTTACTTAATGACAAGTGATGAAATTTTTGAATTAATGGAACCTTATGCTAATGATTGGGATAAAGATAATAAAACAGGAAAAGAATTGATAAATTGGATTCTTGATAACACTCAAGAGATCCAAAATAAAATTTCTTTTTATTCATTAGAAAGAAAACAAATTATTCCAAAAGTTGAAGTAAAAGATTATAAGAAAGGATTCATTCCTTCAAACTGGTTTGATAAATATCCAATTATTTGTTCTTTAATTAATAGCGACAATATTCAAGAACGATATTGGGTAAATGAATGTATTAAAGCTTTACAAGAAAAGCAACTTTATGATAATAAAAATTATTTAGAGCGACTTGAAATTGAAGCTGATATCATAAAAGATATTGGCGAAAAATTAGATGATTGTCTTTTTGCTTATTTTAATACTTTCCAACATTATATTAATTTATTTTGGGAATGTGGAAGTATTGTAGGCCCTGGACGTGGTTCAGCGACTGGCTTTTTATCTAATTATCTTTTAGGCATTACTCAATTAGACCCAATTCGTTGGGGACTTCCTTATTGGAGATTTTTAAATAAGGAGCGTGCAGAATTGCCTGATATTGATATTGACCTTGCCCCAAGTAAACGTCCCGCGATTTTCAAAGCAATTAGAAAAGAACGCGGAGAATTGGGATTGGTTCAAGTTGCCACATTTGGAACTGAAGGCACTAAACAAAGTATTTTAACTGCTTGCCGTGGATATAGAAGTAAAGAATTTCCAGAAGGAATTGATGTTGATAATGCTCAATATATGTCTTCATTAATTCCCCAAGAACGTGGATTTTTATGGCCTATTCATGATGTTATTTATGGTAATGAAAAAAAAGACCGTAAACCCGTTCAAGCATTTATTCGAGAAGTAAACCAATATCCGGGCCTTTTGGATATTATTGTATATATTGAAGGAATGGTTAATAAACGTTCTTCTCATGCTTCTGGTGTTATTTTATATGGCGATGACCCATTTGATACAGCATCATTTATGAGAACTCCTAGTGGAGATATGATTACTTGTTGGGATCTTCATAAAGCGGAAGCTGCTGGAGATACAAAATATGACTTCCTTGTAACTGAAGCTTCTGACAAAATTATTACTTGTTATCAATTACTTCTAAAAGATAAGCAGATTCCAGAATTATCTTTACGAGATTTTTATAATAAATATATTCATCCAGAAGTAATAGATACGACTGATCAAGCAATTTGGGATCACCTCGCTGCCGGTGATGTATTAGATGTATTTCAATTTTCTACGGGAGTTGGTTTGGCAATTGCGAAACGTCTTAAGCCCCAAGACCCTATGGAAATGACGGCAGCAAATGCTATGATGCGTCTTATGTCTGAAAAAGGTAAAGAATCACAGCAAGATAGATATTATCGCATTCAACATTCAGGTATTAAAGTATTCGATGATGAAATGAAGGCTCAGCGTCTTCCGCAAGAATTAATTGATAAGATGCATAAGCATTGTGATAAATATTATGGATGTTGTCCTATTCAAGAGCAAATGATGGAAATTCTTATGGATGTAGCTCATTTTACTCTTGGTGAAGCTAATACTGCGCGTAAGATTGTTGCTAAAAAGCAAATGATTAAAATTCCACAATTGAAAGAACAAGTATTTAGTAAATTTGATAATGAAAAATCTGCTGAATACTTTTGGGAAATTGCAGTTGCTCCTCAATTAGGATATGCATTTAGCCTTAACCACTCTCTTCCTTATTCATTTGTAGCAATTCAAATGATTTACTTAGTAATTCATTTTAATCCTATCTATTGGGATACCGCTTGCTTAATTGTTAATAGTGGCTCCCTTGAAGATAATAGCGAAGAAGAGATTGTTGATATTTATGCTCCTGAAGGCGATGATTTAGCTAATGGAGTAACATTTGAAGATCTTCCTGACAAAAGTGGCAAAATCCGCAAAACCGCGGCTACTGATTATGGAAAAATTGCCAAGGCTATTAGTGACATTCAAAAAGCAGGAATTGAAGTAGGTCTTCCTGATATTAACAAATCTAAATTTGGATTTGCCCCTGATATTGAAAATAATAAAATCCTTTTTGGATTAAAAGGTATGCTAAATGTTGGTGATGAATTAGTTAATACAATCATTGCCAATCGTCCTTATTCAAATCCTAAAGAATTTTTATACCGTATTAAGCCAGGTAAACAAGCTATGATTTCTCTTATTAAAGGCGGAGCTTTTGATAATATGATGGATAGAAAAGAATTAATGATTTGGTATATTTGGGAAACTTGCGATAAAAAGAAAAGAATTACTCTTCAAAATATGGGCGGACTTATGAAGTATGATCTTCTTCCAGAAGAAAATGAAAATCAAATTATGGCTCGCCGCATTTATGAATTTAATAGATATTTAAAAGCAATTTGTAAAACTGCAAAAAATAACAGTTTATATCGACTTGATGAACGAGCAATTAATTTTTTAGTAGAAATTGGAGAAGATAATAATATTCAATTTGATGGAACTAATTATTTTTTAAGTGAAAATGTTTGGAATAATATATACCAAAAGTGGATGGATATATTTCGCGCTTGGATTGCTAATAACAAAGATGAAATTTTGAATAATCTAAATATGAAAATATTTAAAGATGATTGGGATAAATACGCTAATAAAAATAATTTATCCGCTTGGGAAATGGAAGTTCTTTGTTATTATTATCATAGTCATGAATTGAACAATATTAACAATGATAAGTATGGATTTGCAGATTTCTTTAAGCTTCCAGAAGATCCAATAGTTGATAGAAGTTTTACTAAAGGAAATCATACTATTCATATTTATAAGTTATTTAAAATTTGTGGAACTTGTATTGCCAAAAATAAGACTAAAAGCACTGTAACTATTCTTACTACTACTGGTCCTGTAGAAGTAAAGTTTAGAAAAGAATATTTTAGTTTGTTTGATAAACAAATTTCAGAGCGTGGAGCGGACGGAACTAAACATATTGTTGAAAAATCTTGGTTTAATCGCGGAAATATGATTGTAGTCTCTGGAATTCGTAATGGAGATAATTTCATGTCAAAAAAATATGCTTCTTCTGGAGGACATCAATTATATAAAATTGATGAAATTTTATCCAATGGCGATTTAGTTTTAAAAGATGCTCGTTATCAAGGAGGAATTGAAGAAGATGTATAAAATTATTGCATTATGTGGAAAATCTGGTGCAGGAAAAGATAGCCTAATGATGGCTACCTTTTCCCGCTTAGAGGAATATCTAAATCCTATTATAAGCCACACTACGCGCCCAAAGCGTGAAAAAGAAATAGCAGACAAAAATTATCATTTTGTTTCAGATAATCAGTTTTTAACTTTAATTGATGAAAATAAAATGTTAGAAACCACTTCTTTTAATAATTGGTATTATGGCACAAGTATTGATAGTTTGTCTGATAGTAAAATTAATATTGGTGTTTTTAATCCTGAAGGAATTATAAGTCTTCTTAAAGATGATAGAATTGAATTGGAGATATATTATATCACCGCTAAAGGAAAAACTCGCTTAATTAGGCAATTAAACAGAGAAGAAAATCCTGATGTAGATGAAATTATTAGAAGATATACTGCTGATGAAATTCAATTTCAGCTAATGAATGATATTAAGTGCAATATTGTGACAAATGAAACATTAAAAGATTATAATAATATTGTTAATCTTTTAACTCAAAAAGTTAAACAATGGGCGGAAATGGACCAAGATAAATAATTATTTACTAACAAAATCTAAATATAGTAGAATATTCTAAAAGAACTACTATATTTAGTTTGGAGGCAAAAAAATTGTATATTATTAAACGTGATGGAAGTATAACTCAATTTAATAAAAAGAAAATTATTAACGCAATAAATAAAGCATTTATTGAAGTTGATGGTAAACTATATGAAGATGATACTGCGAAAGATATTGCGGAAGACATTGAAAGACAAATAAATCATTTCCCCGATGGAAGTGTTGGAGTAGAAGATCTTCAAGATTGGATTGAAGATTATTTAATGCGTTCTGAGCGACGTGATGTTGCTCGTGCTTATATCAGATATAGATATAAAAAAGAAGTTGCTCGTAATAAAAAAGATGATTTTATTAAAGCAATTCGTGAAAAGCTCGATGGTAATAATGTAAAAAATCAAAATGCTAATGTTGATGAACATTCATTCGGCGGTCGCACTGGTGAAGCAAGTAGTGTTGTTACCAAACAACTTGCGCTTGATTATTTACTTTCACCTATGGCTCGTAAGAATCATATTGATAATATTATTTATACTCACGATCTTGATTCTTATTATGTTGGTTCTCATAATTGTTTAAGTATTCCCTTTGATAATTTACTCGCCAATGGATTTAATACTCGTCAAGCTGATGTTCGTCCTGCGGGCTCAATTAATACAGCATTTCAATTAATCGCTGTTATTTTCCAAATTCAAAGCCTTTGTCAATTTGGTGGAGTTAGCGCCACTCATTTAGATTGGACTATGGTTCCTTATGTAAGAAAATCTTTCTTTAAACATTTCAATGATGGTATTGAGTTTTTATATGAAGGATTAGATATGAACAAATATGATGGCTGCTATAGTAAAGAAACTTCTATTGAAGATGATTTTTATAAATCATTTCCAAAAGCATATAAATATGCTATGAAAATGACTGTCCGTGAAACTCATCAAGCTGCGGAAGGTCTTTATCATAATCTTAATACTTTACAATCTCGTAGTGGAAATCAATTACCATTTACAAGTATTAATTATGGTACTTGTACTAAACTAGAAGGTAGAATGGTAACTAAAGCATTATTAGATGTTTCTATTGAAGGTCTTGGTAAACTTCATAAAACTTCGATTTTCCCTTGCGGAATTTTCCAATGTATGAAAGGTGTTAATCGCAAACCTGGTGATCCTAATTATGATTTATATAGATTAGCATTAGAAAGCACCGCGAGACGCCTTTATCCTAATTACGCAAATGTTGATTGGTCTGGTAATGCAGGATATGATATTAATGATCCTCGCACTTATTTTTCTACAATGGGTAAGCGTAAACTCAGCCCATTTAAAATCTTTTGAACTGCGCCCGCAGGTGTCTCTATGAAGAGGCTAACGGTTAGGTCTTAATATAATTAGCTGTAATATTAAGATGAGACCGTGCTAAGATTCATCATAATATTCATATAAAGGAGGTGCCCTTAATGTGGATATATAAAATAATAAATATTCAAAATAATAAAGTATATATTGGTTAGTCGATTAGACCAATTAATCAAAGATTCCAAAGACATATAAATGATGCTCTTAATAATATTCTCGATACTCATTTTGCTAGAGCAATAAGAAAATATGGTAAAAAAAATTTTATTATAGAAGAAATTGATACAGCCAATACTCAAGAAGAATTAAATGAAAAAGAGCAATATTGGATTAAATATTATGATTCAGTAACAAATGGTTATAATGAAACAGATGCCATTTCTAAGTGTGGTGGAAATACTTACCAATCTAAAACTGAAAAAGAAATGGAAATTATTAAAGACAAAATTCGACAAACTAAAATAGGAAGTAAAAATCCTATGGCTAAAAAAATAAAAAGAATAAATATTCTTACTAATGAAGTAGATATTTTTGATACTATTATTAGTTGTGCTAAAGCTTGTGGAATTTAGAATGGTAAAACTTCTATTACAGATAGATTAAATGGTAAAATTAAAAGTCCATTTAAAAATACTTGGAAATTTGAATATTATGATGAATAAAGTGTATCGACTATCCCTGATGAATGTAAGGGAGTAGACTTGGAGATAGGCACCAAGTCGAAGCGGAAGACAACTCTATCTTATAGATAGAATGATAATATAGTCAGTGCCGATGGTGACATCGGGTAAACATGTGTAGAACTGCAAATGGTTGGGATATTAATGGATTCGGTCAACTTAAAGATGGACGTGGAAATATTTGTCCTGTTACTATTATTCTTCCTACTCTTGCGATGATGGCCGTTACTCTAAATGAAAATGATAATTGGGATGACTATAAGTCATTATCCCAAGAAGAACGGACTAAAATTGGTGTAGAACGATTTATGTCTTTACTCGATAGAAAAATCAATGAAGCACGTATTCAATTAATGGAACGTTTTGAATGGATTTGTTCTCAAGACCCAGGCTCCGCGAGATTTATGTATGAAAATAATGTTATGGCAGGTTATGTTCCAGAAGAAGGAATTCGTTCCGCTCTTAAGCACGGAACTCTTGCTATTGGTCAGTTAGGTTTGGCTGAAACTCTTCAAATTCTTATTGGTAAAGATCATACCACTTCAGAAGGAATGGAATTAGCTAAACGAATTGAACAATTATTTAAAGATAGATGCGCCGAGTATAAAGAAAAATATAAACTAAATTTTGGAGTTTATTATACGCCCGCAGAAAATCTTTGCTATACTGCTATGACAAAGTTTAAAGAAAGATACGGCGAAATTCCTAATGTTAGTGATAAAGAGTTTTTTACCAATAGTATTCACGTTCCAGTATGGAAAGAAATGAGTCCATTTGAAAAAATTGAAATTGAATCTGAATTAACTGGTTATTCCTCCGCAGGATGTATTACCTATGTCGAACTTGATTCTACTGTAAAACATAATATTGATGCTCTTGAAACTATTGTCAATTATGCGATGGATCACGATATTCCTTATTTCGCAGTAAACGTTCCTAATGATACTTGCCTTGAATGTGGTTATTGTGATGAATTTAATGATTCTTGTCCTGAGTGCGGAAGCCACAATATTCAGCAATTGCGTCGTGTGACTGGTTATCTTACAGGCAATTATAAAACTGCTTTTAATTGGGGTAAACAAAAAGAAGTTGAAGCAAGAGTAAAACATACAGGAGCATTAGAATGAAATATGCAGGAATTATAAAGAATGATTTGGCGGCGGCACCCGGAGTATGTGTATCATTTTTTACACAAGGGTGTCCGCACCATTGTGAAGGATGTCAAAATCCCGAAACATGGGATTTTAATGGTGGTAAAGAATTTACTAATAAAGTATTAGATGAATTAATTACTGCTATTAATGCGAATAATGTTGAACGTAATCTTTGTATTATGGGTGGAGAACCTCTCTGCCCTGAAAATGAATTTTTAACTAATTTAGTTATTACTGAAATTAAAAAAATATATCCAAATATTAAAATATATATATGGACTGGATATGTTTATGATGATTTGAAGAATAGTAATAATATTAGAATTAAGAATATATTAAAAACCGCTGATTATCTAATTGATGGACCATATATCCAAAAGGAAAGAGATATTACTTTACCTTTACGCGGTTCCCGCAATTAGAACATTATTAATTTAAAACTTGACAAAAAAGAAAATTTGTGATATAATTTTTCTATAAAATAGATAGGAGATTATATAACAATGAATGTTTTTTATACTAATACGATGGGAGAATTATATAATTCTCCTCGTAAATTCGAAGAAGGAACTATTGCCATTTCTGGTGAAGATCAGAAACAATATTGTTATACTGGAAATGAATGGGTAATGGTAGGAACTACTACTAATAATTTATCAGATAATTCTACTACATTCCAAACTGGAATGAATTTATATGATTTTAATAAAAATATTATGATACAAATGGATCCAATTAATGAAGAAGAATTAAATAAATTAATGAGTAGTATTAATGAAATAAGTGAATATGGAATGTATTATATGTTATTATGTAAAGATTATAATTATTATACCATTTTTCACAGAAATATTCCTCCAATTATTTCAACTGGTTCTGTAGCGAGTATGGTAATTATACTTTGCCAAGAATTAGGAAGTATTGTTGGTTGGGAAAAAAATAATGATAATGCTATTGAAATTTGGATAAATATTGATAATGAATCTTATTGTTTTTATTTATTCCAATATGATGCTGGTATTGTGGAGTGTAATTAAATGATTGTTTGTAATATTAATTTATTTTCAATGGAACAAAATGTTTTTAAAACTTATGATGATGGAATGGCAGTAAGTATTGGAACTTGTAGTATTCCTGATCTTCCAAATGTTTTAGTAGCATCTTGTTATAAGAATGATACTGATACTATACGTTTATATGGTATTGAAGATTTTATTAATGAATTAATTCCAAAAATTTATGAAAGTAATAGTTTAAATTATTCCAATAGAAAAGAAATTAAAGTTGAGGTAGGTTAATGAATAAGTATCTTGTAAGTGCTACAGAAGTTTATCGTGTAGATAATGAGGAAAGTGCGGCTGCGCTTATTGATGAGGCTAAGGCTGAAACTAAATATATTTTAGCTAAGTATAGTTCAGTAAAGAAAGAAAAAAAGGCTAAGGGTGAAATTGTCGATGAATGGTATCAAGTCACTCTTGTTAAAAAATTCAATGATGAAAAAGATCCTATTAGTAATATTGATGTAAATTATGAGGTAAGCTTTTAATGAAGTTTGAACGAGTAAGCAAATATCCAGACGCGGTTTTGCCCGTAAGAAAAACAGCGAAATCCGCAGGCTATGATTTTACAGTAGCAGAAGATGTTGTAATTCCAGCATATAAGAATTTGCTAAATAGATTTCCAACACGTTATTTTGATTCAATCTCTCTTGAAGATATGGGTAATATGACAAAAAATCTTAAAGCAAAACCAACTCTTGTGCCTACTGGAATTAAATGTGAATTAAATGATAATACATATCTTGAATTATCAGTTCGCAGTTCTTGTCCTTTAAAATATTGGCTTATTCTTGCCAATGGCGTTGGGATTATTGACGCAGACTATTATAATAATCCTGACAATGAAGGACATATTTATTTTCAAATGATTAATTTATCTCCTTTTGATATCCAACTTCATAAAGGTGATGTTATTGGTCAAGGTATTATTAAACCTTATTTAATCACCGAAGATGATAATGCTTCTGGTGATCGCCTTGGAGGATTTGGCTCAACTTCAAAGTAATTACCTCAAACCTTAAAGAAAGGAGGTAATTACTTGAATATCCTCTTTTTAGATTTATCTACTAAATCTACTGGTTATTGTGTATCTAATAATGAGGGAGAAATGTTAGATTATGGACTGTTAACCGCGATTTCCTCTAATAATTTAGATAGAATACAAAAAATACAAGATTAGATTATTGAATTAGTAAAAAAATATAATATAGAGAAGATAGTAGCGGAAGATGTTCATCCTGAAACTTATGGATATTCTGATACTTCACGTTTATTAATGTGGCTTCAAGGCGCAGTAATGTTAGGCGCACATGGAGTTAATTCTTCATTTACTTCCAAAACATTAGAGCTGATGTAGGCAAGTGAATGGCGCAAAAAACTCGGAATTAAAACCGGCCGCAGTGTTAAACGTGAAACTCTTAAACAAGCCGATATTGATTTTGTATAGCAAAAATATAATATAAAAGCCAATGATGATATATGTGATGCTATATGTTTATATACTGCATATTTCACGAAAGAAAGCCCCAATAATGATTTTAATTGGGAATAATAGGTAGGCCTTAAATAAATAATTCTCCTTCCTTTCTTTTAAAATATATTAGAAGTTAATGGAAGGAGGTATTTTTTATGTCTGCTTTTATTGCCTAGCATTTTATAGAAATATTTTTTGGTCTTATTTCTGCTGGCCTCTTAGCCTTTTGTAGATATATTTATACTCAAATGAAAATGTATCAAAAATTGGCAGAAGAAAAGAAAGATGAACAATTAGAAGAATTAATTGAAGAACATATAGCTCCAATTAAAGAAGATTTAAATAATTTAAGATCTTTCGTATTGGAAGAAAAGAAAAGTAGTGAGAGTTATATTGAAATAATTCTTGCTTCTTATAGATTTAGATTAATTCAGTTATGTCAAAGTTTCTTAAAACAAGGATATATGACTTCAGGGCAGTATGAATAGTTAGTCGAATTTTTTAAAGTATATGCAGGTTTAGGTGGAAATGGATAGGCTAAAGAGTATTATGAAAGGACTTTAAAATTACCGCTTAAAGACTAATAAAAAAAAATAAGGGAATGAAACAAAAATAGTTTCATTCCCTTATTTTTTTTATCTATTTAAATAAAAGATTAGTATTATTTATAATTTCTTCACCATAAGTTCCCACCAAATCCGCAATCAATTCTTCTTCTTCTGGTTTTAATGAAATATCATAGCTAAAAATAGCAGCATGAGTTAATTCATGCGCTAATACTTTTTTTAATTTTTTATTACTAATATTTTCATTAATGTAAATTGTTGAAGTAGGATCATCACAAGAACCTAAAGTATATATTCCAGAAGGGCGCATTAACATAGGATGATTGGAAGATACTAATAGTATCCTCCAATTCCTATCATTAATATTAACCATTCATAGATCCAATTTTAGATGCTAAAGCCTAGATTTTCTTCTCCATATAAGAACGTTCATCATTAGAGGCATCTTCAATCATTTCTACTATATCAGAGCTTAATTCTTGAAGATACTTGTCTAACTCTTTTATCTAAACGCTTTTATCTTTATGAAGTTCTTTAGCTTCTATATACATCTTTCTGTGAACGCCACTACGACCTTCTCTACTGTCATGAGTTTCACGAGATTTTCCACTCATTGGCATCTCATATTCATGTTCATCATAATCGTAATCTTCCCAATCATAATCATATGTCATGGGTTTATAGATTCTTTTTTTATGAGGAGATTTATATTTTTCAGTATAATAATGTGTGGTTTCAGGTAATTCATTCATAGCTTCAGTAATAGTACAATAATAAATGGCCTCTTCAAGGTCTTTTATCATATCTATTACTTCGCCCATTTCCTTTGTATCAACACATTCTAAATGAGCCATTTGGCTTTCTACTTGAGTTAATAATTGCTTTTTAATTTCTTGGAATTTATCACACATTTAAAAAACCTCCTTATGCCACTCTCTCGATAATTAAGCTGGCATTTTCAACATCAATAGCCTATGAACTCGTGTTTTCAATACTAATTTGAGTGCAACAACCGCCTAACACATCAAGGAATAAAGCACGTGAAACATTATTAAACTATCCAGTAGCCGTAGGAGTAGAAATCATTGTAGAAGTAGTAACTGGCTCTCCATTAATAGCTATAGCCAAAGAAATAGCGCCCGCAGTTCCAGTGGTTGGAAGTCCTATATTACCTCCAAATGAAATGCGGAAACGAGCTCTGCGTTGACCGTTCGTAAGACCGCGGAGAGTGACTAAACCGCTACCCTCGCGATACATTATGGAACAGTTTCCAGCAACAGCTGTGTTAGTGAATACTACATTAGAACCAGTAGCAACTGATTGTAAAGCATTAGCCGTTATTTCCATAATTTAACCTTCTTTCTTCAATCAGGAATTGCAACCGCATCCTGAACCGTATCCGCATCCATAGCTAGTATAACTAACACCGGTATAAGGATTAGCAACAATATAAGCAGGAGTTGCTTTTGGAGACAACTGATCAATAAGATAAGCATTTTGAAGATTTTGAGAAATCTAATTTTTAAGAGTGCTATTTTCACTGGTAAGAGTCTCAATTTTATCTTGAACAAGGAAGTCAAGAATAGAACGCATATTAGCATTATTATTGTCAATAATATCGCGGACACCATCAACGGTAGTCTGACGATTCTGGCAAGCAATACTAGCGAGATTGTAATTAAGATCAGCAAAGCTAGACTGAATTAACTGTTTATTCTCGCAGCAGCATTGAGCATTAGTAGCTGCCATATTACTTAATTGCTGAGTTAAATTATTAGTATTCTGCATACCTGCTACAGTATCAGCATTAATGGCCTGAGTAATACTAAAGGTATTTTGCATATTATTCATACCCATATTGCAAATATCGCTCTGTAAAGCACGAGTATTAGCATTATTAGTTTCAGCAAGATTAGCAAAACCACTTAAAAGATTAGTGTTTACTCCGCTGAAACCATTACAAAGACTAGAATTTAAACTATTGACTCCAGATTTAAGATCACTAATGTCGAAACCATAATTTAATTCTTCTCGGGTTGTAGCGCCTTGGAAACCAGAACCATTATTACCCCAGCCATTACCGCCCCAACCATTGAAGCAGAATAAGAACAGAATAATAATCCACCATGCTCCGTCTCCCCACATTCCGCCATCATTATTATTTTGTCTTTATTCCGCCAAGTTTAATTATTAATTTAAATCAAATTAAAATAATGAATAAAGATAATTTAACTTTTAAAAATGGTGAAGTTTTATACTTTCCTAAAAAAGGCTATGAAGAAATTAATCGACGATGGAAAAATCCATTTAGATAAAAAAAAAATAAGGGAGACATTCAGTTAAGAATGTCTCCCTTATTTTTATTGTTTTAAATCATCACTTGGAGTACGATAATTATTTACTGTAGATTCAATTTTCTCTTGTAAATATTTATTCAAATCACCAAAAGCGTTATTTAAATACTCTTTAGCATCATCACTCAAAATAAGCAATACTGCTTGATAAGTTTTCTAAAATGCTTCTTTCTAAGCTGCTTCATCAAACTTACCTTGTTCTTTAAGAGAATTTACATAAGTTTGATTAGTGGCAATAACACAATTAGTAATTGTGTCAGTAGCCATTTGCACATATTTATTTAAAATATCGCTATCGGTTTTCTTTTGTAATTCCGCACTTTTTGCTTTAATCCAAATAACTATAAAAGTAGTTAAAGCACCAAGCATAGGAATTAAACACACTTGAAACAATTGATTAATCAAATTTTGATCCATAATATTATCTCCTTTTTATCATAATAAATATTTATATTAAGACCAAGCAACAGGGACATGAGTCCAAGCGCTAGTCGTTGATTTTCTATATTTTAAATGGCCCGTAGAAGAAGTCGTATCTATCCATAATAATGGCGTAGTTCCAGAAGCAGGTGAAGTTGTACCAATATAAATAGCATAATCGGTAGTAGTGCCAATTACTGGAGTTTTATCTATTGTCGCCCAAGCGCCATCAGCACGTAAGTATTTTGTTGTACTACCGTCTGACTTTGGAACAACACCAGCTTTACTAGTTGAGAATTGAGCTGGGGTGGCATTATCCACATATTTCTTTGTAGCTAACTCCATATCCGCAGTGGGAACATAACTACTATCCATACTAATTCTGCCATCCGCGGTCATTATATTAGATTTATTTTTATATACTGCTTGTGTTACATCATCAGGAACAGTTGCTAATTTATCATCAATTTGTTTAATAGCACTACTTACTTTATTATTAATAGTTATTTCAGCATTATCTACTGCTTCCTAAATCTAAGCAATTTTTTCGTCTACATTAATCGCGGCAGCTCCTTCAATACCCATAACCGCAAGATAATCATTAGCTTCGCTGGTCCAACCATTTAAAGTAATAACTTTTCCTTTAACAGTATAATGATCTGTTTCTTTTAACATAATACCATTATAATATAAAGTTAAAGCACTGCTATCATCAAAATCAAAAGGAATGGTAAATGTATTCTAATTTGCTTCTGCTGTAAACACATATTTATTTACAGGTTTGCTCACTATATTTGCAGGACAAGTCACATTATGCTCAATTCCATTAATATTTATTGTACCAATTTTGCTTCCAGTGTCATCAATATTTTCATAAGATACTTCTGACAATTCCGCTAAATTACGTCCATTTTCATCATAAGTAGCATAATCTGCATGATCAGTATATAAATTTAATCTTTTATCTTTAGTATCAATATAAAATTTATGAGTGTCTTCTGTAAAATAAGCATACCCTTCTGTAATAGGAGTACTGTCTACTGTTGTAAATAAAGTTTTTCCTGAATCTAAGGCAGGAAAAGGAATTTTACCATTAACTACTTCAGCATTATCATAGGAAACTAAATTATTTGAGTCTCCTTTTAAAATTTTAAATAGAGCCATCGATCTTCAATAACTCCTTTCTATAAATTAATGGTATAGAATTAATTAATAATTCTATACCATTTAGTTTATTTATTCAAGAACAATCCAATAAACATCCAACCCATTACCGCCAACAAATCCTTCCAAACGAGCTAAACGCTCCCAAATTTGTTGGACTACTTGACTATCATCAATTACATAATAATCTTCTTCTTTTACAATAGAATCTAAATTAAGTTTAGAATAAACCTAAAGACTTGCTGGCAATGTGTTTAAATTATATAATAAATTATTAGAATCTTTTTCTATTTTGTAAAAAGTTATCATATAATTTATATTGCCAGATTTTTTAGTAGCACTATAATTTAAAACCCAAGGAAAAATAATTTTATCTTTATGAGTTAAAGTATCATAATATGGAACTGGATAAATGCGTTTTTCATTATCAGCATTAACATACTAAATAATACACATCATATTAGTTAAATCCATAGTGTCAAAATATCTATCTATTTCAAAATAAATAATTTCAGCAGCATGGTCACCTTCAACTGTAATATAATTATTTTCATTACTAATAGTCCTTGAATTTAAATTTACCTAAACTAATTTTTCATCTTCTGGAACAGGAAGAGCTGGATATTTAACTGGAAAATTTTCATCTTGTATTTGATGTAAAACACTATAATAATCAGTTGGATTAGTTATCATTTATCTTACCCCTTAATCTTAAAAGTTCCTGGTTTTGATTTTCTTTCACCTTTCTAGATAATTACAGCTACTTGAGTAATATTTTCATCTACTTCTGTTGAATTTTCAGAAGTTGTTTTTTGAGTAAGACCATTCGCATTTTTCCATTGATATTCATAAATACCATTGCCTAACTCACTAGTATTTTCGAGTTTAACAATATATTTTCCATTTTCAATTGAAACTTCTTTAATAACAGGAACTAAATTAGTTGGGTCAAAATAATTAGTAAAACTAATTGTAGGATAATCTATATTATCTTTATTTTTATAACCATGAACTGATAAAGTATAATTATCCTCTTCAGTTAAAGTTACAGTTTTTTCAGTGCTAAAATCAGAGCCATTCTTTTTCCAAAGATAAGTACACTGAACGCCTTCATCATTCTATCCAACAGCAGTAATAGTATTAGAAGAACCATAATAACATCCATTATCAGGGGAAGGATCAAGAACAATTCTAAAATCTTCACTAATTCCTTCAACAGAAATAGCTAATCCAGCCCATTTAACTTCTTTACTTACTTGATTGGCAGTTGTACCAAATGCGGTAACGCTATAACTTCCACATCCATCAACTTCGCAGTATTGAACTTTTAGGTAGAGATCGTTTTTCTTAGCAGTATAGTTCTCAAGATTAATATCACTGCTACTATTAATATAAGAGTCTCCATTTTTAGTGAAATAAGTTAATTTCTCATTATAAACCATATCTCCACTAAAAATACTATTATCTTCAATAATTTTCTTATATTCATAGCCAATGCCGCTTTTTAATTCAGTATTAGTTCCTCTATAATTACAAATCCATTTATACTCAATAGTAGTATTATCTGGATTATTTAAAGTATCATTATAAGCTAAAGCATATAACTTATCACCAGTTAAATAAACTGATTTATTATTTAAAATACTTGTTAAGAAAGCAACATTATCAGGAACACCAAAACCAGCAGATTTCTTTGAGTCAATTAGGCTTTCTAAATAACCAGTTAAATAATCAACAGGCTAAGCGGTAATTAAATCTTCGTCAATATCTAAAGTTTTATTAATAACCATTTGCGCTGGTAATGTATTAAATACATACATTAAATTATTATTATCTTTTGGATTCTTTTTAAAGAAAATAATAGAAAACTATAAAGTACCAGATTCACTAGTCACTTCATCACTAATTTGCCATCCAAAAATCAATTTTCCAGCAGTTCCGATATCAGGACAAATAGCTTCAGAATAACCTTGAACTTGATCGTTTAAATAATACTAAATATAAATTTTAATATCATCAGCTGCTAAATCTTGTAAATCAAAATATCTATCAATTTGAAAATAAATTGTTTCTGCCAAATGATCGTTTTCAACAGTAAGTAATTGTGTTTTTCCAAATTCTTTAGTTAATTCAATTTGACGAGTATCAGCATTTATATTTATAATAGGTTCATCTAAAGGTATACGAAGAACAGATGGATCTAATTTCTTCATTTGAACGATACCAGTGATATTACTATAATAGTCTTCAATAGATTTTATTTCAACGATTTTTCCATTAACGTTTTTTATTGAATTATCTTTAGCTAAAGTATTGATTTTCTTTTGAAGTTCTTCCCATTTAGCTTGTTCGATAACGCTATCATTTTTAACTATCAAATCTATCTCTTCCTTTCTAAAAAATTAGGTTAAATAGTTTCTTTTCCTATTTAACCTAATTTTTTTTATATTTAAATCAATGTATTCTGGCCTATTTAAACCTCATACCATTCTTCTAATTCATCCTCGGGAACTAAGGGAGAGATGGAAAAGAATTCTTTTCCATCTCTCGTTAATTTTTTATTATAATCCGCAATTAATCTATATAATTTAGTCGCAGGCACTCCTGCTAACTATATAGAAGATTCAATAATGCCATTAGAACCCATATATCTATAAACAATTTCTTTTTCCATATTTTATCCTCACTTTACAATAGGTTCTTCTTCAAAGTTTGCTCTATTAGATATCATTGCTTCATAAATTCTATGTAAAGTATTCTTAACACTTTCACCATAACTAGCAACATAATAATATCTAAAACGACCTGTATATCCATTAGCGACAGTAGGCATACCTGTTTGACGAGGGGTAAAAATATTACCAGAACTATCTACCGTAATCTATTTAATTGGATGTTTATTAGTGCCAATCTATACTTGAATAGCACCAGTATAACCCTTAAACTAATTACCAGACATATTTAAAATTGTCTAACCAGAGAACGCATTTACATCAAAGTTAAGAATACCATCTTTACATCCCTCTATAATTAAATTATAAGGAGAATAAGACCCCATCTTACTTTGATAGAATGCTTGAGCTCCAAAAGTCAAACCTTCCGTAGAAGAAGAATAAGGAATTATATTATTACGACTTAAAGGACATTGATAAAATGCCTTAATGCCAATTTTCTTTAGACAATCACTAAATTGGAAATATTCTAATCCACTATCTAAAATAAAGGCATAATCATCTATTACAGAAATTTTATTACTATCTTTTGGAGCAAAGAATATAGCAGTAATATTAGGATTTACTTGAATACCAATTGCTGCTGATGGGTTAACTTGGCTATATTTAATTCTCGTAATTGGCTAACCATTATAAGTTGTAGGTAAAGTAATTTTGCCTTTTAAATTCTTAGCTAAGTCAGTCATTGCAAATGATAATTCTCCATCAGAATTTATAATATCATAATATTTATGAGTAGCATCATTAGTTAAAATATTATCATAAACACTAATTGGTTCTCCAACGGCATAAAACTCACGATCGGCATAAGCTAATTGTTTAGTTAAATCAATTTTAACTCCATCTTTATCCGCCCATCCAGTCTGTCTCCAAGTCCACTCTAATGGGTCTTCACCTTTTGGTAAATCAGTTACTTCTGCATTATTAAAATAATAAAATTCTTCTGGAACAGTAATTCTTTCACCATAATTAAATACTTTTTTTACAGTTGAATCATTAATAACACGGTCACCATTGACAAAAGTGATTGTATAAGATTTGCGTTCAAATCTTGCTTTAAAAACATAATCTATTTTATTAGGTTGTAAAGACAAAGAATTCCAATTATTTTTTAAGACGACATCTTCTTCGTTTACATTTTTCCCAACAGTAATTACCAATTCTCCCGTATCGTCTTCCCAGCCTTTAAAATCATAAGTTGGCATTTTTTCTTGTAAACTACCAAAAGAAATATAAGTTTCACTAGAAAGAATAGTTGGATCATCAAAAAACTTATCACTAGATGAAGACAATTTCTAAGTTTTTAAAACTTCCTAAACTATTACTCCATCGACGTCTTCTTTTTCTAAAATAAATTTAGCAGAACATTCTTGTTTAACATTTTCTACAAAAATTATTAAATTAGGATATTTATTCTATAACTCATTTTGAATAACTGATTCATCAATTTGATTATTATTTTTTATATATATAACACCAGATATTTCTGGTTTATTGGTATTAAGACCTCTATAATTATTATAAACATCAATTAACAAATTATAATCAGTTATTATATTATGTTCTTCATTATCTCCATTTATTGTATCTAAATAATAAATCTAATTATTTTTAATATCAGATTTTGTTATTTTACTAACCTAATCTTTTGAAATACTTGTTAACTAAAAATGTCCGTTATCTCTATAATAAGATTTTTTTTCTGGATCAAGAGCTGTTTTAGTATCAGTTAAAAGTCTATAGGGGCTCCATTGAATATTGCTTAAATTAATAATACAATTAGATAAATCTAATTTACTATTTTCACTAGCTGAAACATATTTACGCAATAATTTATAACTATTATATCCTAAATTGCCACCTCGAATATCAAAAGTTTTTATCTCGGTTTTTTCTTGACCTTCAATAGCATCAGTAAGACCCTAAATATATAAACCACGATTTTCATCTAAAATTTCAAGTTTTCCAGTAGTTGAATTTTTTTCAGGATATACATAATTAGTTATTAATTTCGTTAATAAATTAGCTTCTATTAAACTTAAATAATTTGTTCGATTGGTTAAATATAAAGTATTTAAAGCTACTCCAGGAGCAAAATTAACTCTTGGAATATTAGATTTAGTATTTCTAAAGTTTTCAAGCTTTTCGCTCTTAGTTAAATCTAATGCTCCTTGGTCTTTTTTAAAGTTAATATTGCAAAGATTCATTTCTTTAAGTAAAGGCATTCCGCCTTTTGAGAAAGACCAATCGTTTACATCATTATTAAAATATTCATTACCACTTTCATCTTTCCCGTCATACCCTAATAACAAATCAGTTAAACGCTCCATTTTTCCTTCAGCAGCAAATTCTTGGAAATATAATTTACTTAAATCACCGAGAGATTTCATTTGATCCATTCCATAAATATAATATAATTGTTCTTTATAATTACCGCTACTTATAATTCCTTTTTTAATATCAGGAGCTACATATTTAACTGGTTCTAAACCATTATATTTCTTTGAAGGAAAATTCTCTCCATCTGTACCAATAGTAACATAGGCATTGCGCGCGGGCTCCATACTAATCCAATATTCGCCATCAAACATATGATTTTTTTCTTCAAATTCAGCATTATTTTTCCAATATTGAGAATTTGTAATTAATCCATCCATATTCTAAGTATTAGTGCCTTCAATCCATTTATCAGATGTATTTTTAGGATTATTTGCAGAAATACGGCTTCTAATATAACTTCCTCCACCATTTCTGGCATAAGTACCAACAGTTAACCAAGAGTCAATATAATTAAGACGATTGGCTAAAAATTGCGCACGATAAAGATTTCTATCTCCTTGTAAAGCATAAAAATATTTATCATCTTCAACCTCATATGACCCTCCGTCAGTTAAGCGACCAAACACTGGCATATTTTCAGCTTTAGAATTTGTTGGAATAATATACTTAAATTCTTCATCTAAACTTAAAGCAATAATTGGTCGATCTCCCAAAGCAGCGTAGCTATCAAGAAATACTGATGGATCAGTACGATACCATTTATCTACAATATCACTTTTTTTAGCCCCGCTTCCGGCTCCTTTAGTAAAAATTTTATTTACTCTTGAATCATTTGGGCTATAAGAATTATTTTGAGTTCCCATTAATTGCTTATACTTATCCACCATCTTACTTCTAAAGAAAGTGTAAAAATTATTCCAAAGAACACTATCGTTAGTTGAAAAACTTCCTTCTTCAGTAGCATCAATATAGTATTCAAAAGATGGAATACCAGTATTATTAATACCTAATTGAGTATCAATATCATAAAAGATAGGATACCAAACATAATGTTGTTTGCCAGTAGATTTTTGAACATTGCCTTTTTGAGGCCCCCAAGAAGCAAACATTGCATTTTTTCCACGAGAATCATAACATTCAAAAATTTCTGTCATTAAAAGGTAAGAAGCTAAATATTCAATATCAAAGAAATTACTTAATTCATTTTTAAATTTAGCTTGACGGTATTCTTTACTATCTTTAGTATAAGTAATAGAGCCATAGGTTACTGGGTTAGGTAATTTCCATCTTTCCTCAATACCTTCTTCATTTTTATTAAAAGAATAATAATCTAAAGAAGAATTAAATTTATCAGAACTTAATACATAAATTTCATTTTTACTATCAGTTAAAAGATAATAAATATTTGCTTTATATACTTTATCTGAATTATTTGTAAGTTTTATGCTTACATACTTTAAACTATTATTTTCATTAATCTACTTATAATATCTTGTTTCAGAGTTATATTCTTCAGAAGCTAATTTATAAATAATTTTTCCATTTTCATTAACTCCATCTTCAACATAATAGACATTAGGAGCATATATGGCTTCAGCTAATCCATCAACTTTAGTATAAACGCCCATAGATGGAATTTTTAATGTCTATCCATCATCAAATTCAATATCGCAATCTAAACAAGTACTCCATACCCAACTAACTGCGTCTTCCCAGTTAGACATTAAAGCTAAGAGCAATTCTTGTTTACTTGTATCATTAGCAACATTAAATTCTATTTCTTCTCCATCTGGATTCTTTATAATCCATTTAATAGATTTTACACCAGTAATTTCATCAACTATTTCTTTTTTAGTAAGTCTATCTGGGGCTACATTTTTTAATTCTTCCTCAACAATCTTAGTCTATGTCCCATCTGGATCAAGCCATTCTTTTAAACTAAATAAATTATCAGCAATTAAATCATCATTTGGATTATATCTAGGCTCAAAAGAATCAATAACTTTTGGCGCACCTTTAATTAATTCAGGATTATCTCCGTCTGGAGGTATTACCATATTAGGATTTCTAAATGATAATTTATAACGATTCCAAGGATCACGGAAAGAACAGAAAGTTCTTGAATTGTTCTAAAATTCCCAACATTCTGCTATATCTCTTACTTTAGGATTGCCCGTAATTTGATTTTGTAAAATCTCTTTATTTGGTTTAAATCCAAAACATTCATCTGATCCTTTATCTAATAACATATTATATTTGCCAATAAAAATACAGTTATTACTATTTTCCTTAGAGTAAGTATTATCATCGTTGGACATATAGTGGAAAGCTAAGACGGGGAATCCTTTTACCGAAGTGCGATAATCTTCTAAATTTCCATATAAATTATAATTATCAAAAGAATCTTTATAGTCTTCTACTGGATGTTTAGAATAAATCTCGTTAACTAAATTAGCAAATCCTCTATTATAATCTCCAGAAGATTCCATAAAATCTATCTTTAAAGTAAATTTAGTAGTACCAACTGTCTTATTATCCATATAAAACCATTCTAAATAGCAAGGATGTTTAGTTATATCTTCATTATACTAATCTCCTGCTTTTTTATATTCTTCAGCAAATGGACCTCTATTTAAAAGCATTGATTCTTTGCATTTAGCTTTATAGTTACGACGAGGATAAAATTGTGAAGAAGTGCCTTGAACTTGGAAAGTACACCCATTAAGAACAGTTATAAAACTAGGGCAATGATGTATATAATAATTCTATACAGCAGTATATTTTATTATTTCTAACCCCGTCTCTTTATTTTTTTCAATTACAGGTTTCCATCCTTCTTTTATAGCAACTTTTTCTAATTCGCCACTATTATAAGCAGCATCTAAAGCCGTATTAACAAATTCTAAAGTTCCTTCCTAACTTCCTTTTGCTTTAGAATAAGGTAGTCTATTATCTGTGTTGTTTTTATTATTTTTAGTAGTTCTTAAAATAATATAAGGCATTAAAGGATCAGTAGGGTGATTATCATTATACTTTTTCATTTTAGTATAAGAGAATACATCGTCTTTTAATACCATATTGTTCTCATAAAGGTCTTTTTGATCCCATTGTTTTATACTTCTTTTATCAAAAGCATAATTTTGGACTATTTCAGGAATGGTTAAATCTGTATCATAAACTCTAATACTATAAATATCAATATCACAAGTATTAGACATAAATTTAATGAAATCAGAATCAATATTCCAAACATCACTACTACAACGTACAACACTAGTTAAAACGCCATTCATAAAAATTTCTAATAATTTAGAATTTCCGCCTTCTATATCACTTTTCTTTTTAGTATAAACAAATGAAAGATTTAACATTTCATTTTCAATAAAATCAACTGAAACTGTCTCTTGAGCGCCATTAGCCGTAAATACAGCATCCTATGGACTAAAATAAATACCAGGAGAAACAGAGCTTCCTAATTTACCATATGCACAGACTAAATTCTTTAAATTAAAATCTTGTTCTATTTTATTATACTCTAAATCATCATAGCTATAATTAGTTGTCGGTAAATATTCTTTAGTTAAAAACTCATCATAATTAAGATATTTATTTTGAGCTTTAAATTTATCCCAAGCATCATCATCTTCCCAATTATCTCTACTTACTTTATATCTAGTATATTTAGTTATAACTTTAGCATAATTTTGAGGATTCTTTATTTTAAATTGAATCTCAATAGTAGCAGATGATGATCCATCTTTAAAAGCCATTTTTCCGACTGGGATAGATACTTCAGCACCATTGCTTACTCGTAAACAAGTCGTATTATTTTCATCAAAAACCCAACCATTATTATACCAATTAAAATTTTTAAATTCTACATATTTATTATTATTAATTAAATAAGTTTCACGGCCTAATTTTCCCTCTGAATTAGAACGACCAGTAGCTATAAAATTAACTTTTAAATTATCTTTTTTTGCTAATTTCATATCTCTTAAAGGATCAATCAAAATTGTAAAATTAAAATTACGAGAATAAGAATAAGGATCAGTACCAACTTTAATAGTATAATAAGAACTATCATCTACAGTTAAATTAGTAATTTCCCAATATTGCCATTCTCTAACTTGTGAACTATCTAATTCTCTAGTTCCTACTTGGACGCCATTCTTATAAAGAATTATAAAAGCTCCATTATTATTTGGGTCTAATACTTTAAAAGGAATTCTTATTGTCTCATAAGTATAATATTCTGTCTTAAAATCTTGCACCCAAATTAAAGGCATTTTATTGCCTGGTTCTTGAATAACAATTTCCTTTTGAATAAAATCTGTTCCCGCGCCTTTTTTAGAATTATTCATTAAATACAACTTTGCTTTTATTATATGCTCACCATGAGTAAAATAATTTTTTAAAGTAGAAACTTTGTCAACCCCTAATATATTTGTATCAGGAGTAATAACAAAAGAATCTTCAGAAGAAGAATCAGTATCACTATAAGTTCTATCTAAAACTAAATAATCATCAAAATAAACTTCAACAGATCTGGCGATATCTTCAGACATTAACCAACTAACAGATATTTGTTCATTATCAATTGGACTATCATTACTAAAACTACTTTCTTTCCAATTAAAAGAAAGATGATGTTTATTAATATTAATAGTATCAGAGCTTTTCTAAAATCTATTATTTTCTTTATCAGGATTATAATAAATACTAAAATTAATTTCACTAGAACATGAATTTCTTAAAATATTAGTTAAATCAATTTCTTGCGGAATATTGTGCTCATAAGTAGTAGGAGGAGAAGTATAATAAATTTCTTTTTCTGTAGCACTTTTAATTTCGCTTATAGTTATAATTCCTTGCACAGAAGAAGATTGCGGAACGCCACCAACAGTTCTACATTTAACCAAAACTTTTACTTTAACATTTTCTTCATTTAAGATATCAACAGGGCTGTCAGATGGAATTCTTGTTAAAGAAACAGTTCCTAAAACTTTTTGTTCAGAGTCTCCTTCTCCGCCACCGCCTGCCCCAGCGACAGTTAATTTTTCACATCTCGCACATTCTTCGCGGTTTTCATTTAAAGCAAAACCTAAAATTCGATAAAAACATCCGTCTAAATTTAAAATTAAATCATCTATATGACAATTTGTTATAGATAATTTTGATAAAAGAATTAAATAAGCCACTGGGTTTTCATCCGCATCATATTCAATTTCCACAGTATTATCTGTACCGTAAATTACCTGAACACCACTAGACCCTATTGGCATTTTATTTTCAGTTGCCGTATCTAAATAAACTCGGCCTGTATCTGTTGCCACATAAAAATATCCATCGCTTTGAGGATATTCTTTTATTTTTTCTTCTGGGCCCTATACAGGACGAAAACGTATCTTAGACATAATTTACTCCTTTCTATCCTAAAAAAAATATGGGGAAAGAATATTTCATCTTTCCCCATAAAAACATTCTTCTATATAAAATAGAAAAAATTATATTTATTATTAAATAGTATTGCCCTTAGAATGTTCCCCACTCTAACTCAAAATTAACTTTAGCATCATCAGTCTTAGTTGCCGCAGAAACATTAACTTTTAAGCTATTACTAGTGAAAACAAGTGGTTTACCTTCAAGATCAGCACCAGCAACTTTAAGATTAGGAATTAAAGTATCAGTACCATTTACTGTATAATCTGCGTTGGCAATTTCTTGGTGAGTATTCTTTACAGTAAATGTTTTTTTAGTAGATTTAATTACATGGCCTTGAGCATCAATTTCAGTTGGTTCATTAATAACAATAGTCTACTCATCGGCATAATTTTGAGAGACTGGAGTATTCACAGTTAAAGTATTACTGTGTTTAATAGTAATTTCTTTCACTACTGAACCAGTTTGAGCCTTTACTTCTAACTCAATACCTTCTTCACCTTTAAGGACATAATTTAAAAGTTCTTTAGTAGGACCAAGCTTAATAATAAATCCAGCATTACTGTTATCATCAGCTCCTTCGACCTCAGTAACAGGATCATCAGCAGAAGGAACATAAGTCCAACTAATAGTACCAGTAATAACACCATCAACTTCTTTGCCAGAAGCGATAATTAAATCTCCAGGACGTAAGTAATGACCGTTCCAAAGAGTGTCTTCAGCGCCAGTATAAATAAAGGTATTACCTTTAGCAATTTCAGTAATATCAGCGCTATCATAAATAATGGCTCCATCTTTAACCTAGAATCCGCCACGGAATATCATAGCGTTAATAGTTCTAAGCTGATTATCAATATCTTGTTTACTATAAACAGGAAGAGTTAAAACACCATCTTTAAATTTATAACTGCCATCCTTGCCTTCTAAAGCAATTTCTGGATCAATATCAGCAGATAAAGTTGTACTATTATCAGCTCCTTCAACACCAGGACCGCTAATAGAAGCAGTAAAACCAGTACCATTAGCGTGATTAATTACGTTGATATCATTAACTGCTTTATCAACACTTAAAGTATAACTACCAGCGGGGTTTTCAGCAATATTAACATTACTGCCAGCGATAATATTAAAATTACCCGCATCAGTATCAGCATTTTTTAAATTAACATTTAAAGTTTTATCACTTAAAGAAGAGCTTAATTGATAATTAATTCCTTTTAAACTCAGTTTAACAGTGTCTACACCTTTATCATCAACTGCAGGAATTGCTTCCACTTGAATATAATCGCTACCAATAATATCATAAGTCTCAGTAATAATATTACCACTACTATCAGCAATAGTATTAGTTATAGAAACTCCATTAGGTTTTTCAGGATTACTATTTACTGATACATTACTATTTTTTTTACTAGTATCTAAAACAGTATCAGTGTTAGTTTGAATCCAACCTTTACCATTATTAATACATAAGATATTTTTATCTTTTACATAATAAAATTCGCCAGCAGTATTTTGGTTAAAACTTTGAGGTAAACCTGCGGTAGTATCAACTACATTAATACCTTGATTTACAGGAACACAATTATTTTCATCTACACCATAATAAAGACGACTTGGTTTTTTATAATCATCAGCGGATTTATTATCATTAATTACTAAATAAAACGCACCAGGTTTATATCTACCTGCCACCTTTTCAAATTCGGCTTGAGAACCTTTTAAAAACTTAACGTTCAATCTTTTTCACTCCTTTAAATATCAGTCCAAGAAACAGTTTGTTCAACTGCTTCAACACGAGTTACCAAATTATCAGGACCCTTATCTACTAAATATTTATTAGCTATATTAATTGTTTCAATATCTCCCTAAGTTAATGTTCCTACTGGCATATCAATCCATGTACCAGCATCAGTAAGAATATGTTTTCCTTTAGTTTCATGTAAAGAAACTGGAACTAAACCCGGAACCGTACCCTTAAAAACAGGAGCTAATTTAGCTAAATTTTCTTCCGTAGATAATTTTTCAACAATAGAATTAATTAAAGTTTCATTATTTTCTAAGCCCTAATTAACCCATTTTTTTTGTTCTTCGTTATAAATTAAAACTTGATTTGTTTTAACTTCATTGAGAACAATATCACTTAAATCGCTTAACTTACCCCCGGAACTAATTCCACCGCAAATTAAACGACTACCTAAATAAAGTTCTCCAGAAGAATCATTTTCCCCATAAATAAAATATAAAGTATCATTGTCTCTTTTGGTTCCTAAACTTTCAAAAGCAGTTTTAGAACCTCTAACAAATTTTACATATTTATTTAATGTATTAGGCAAGATAATCGACTCCTTTCTATTATTTATAAAATCTTTTTAATCAATACTAAAAGGGTTTGGCCTATTAAGACCAAACCCTTTATTTAAATTAAGTTGTTTCAGATGGAGTATCAGTATTGTTTGAATTTTTCTTTAAAGCATCAACATCAGTTCTTAATCCAGTAATTAAATCATTTAATTCTGTATCTTTATCCTATAATGCTTTAATAGTTTTATTCAATTCCGCGTTTTTAGTTTGTAAAACTACAATTAAATCAAACATTCCTGCTACTGTTTTAGCTCCATTATCTCCAGAAGTCGCATTATATGTAAGACCACGCACTGCGCTTTCATTTAATTTGCCACTTGCTAAAGTATTTATATCAGCTAATGTGCCAGTATAGCCACCTAAAAGATTAGTTTTTAAAGTATTTAAACTACTCATAGTAGCTACTTTATTACTATTGCTATAAGTTCCATCAAAAGCAATAGGTAAATCACTTTCTTGTAAAGCACTTCTTGAAACAGTTATTAAACCATCTTTTTCTTCTACTGCCGTAACAAATTGTTTATCTACTTTATTATCAGTTTTATCTAATTTATCAATAGCCTATTTAATACTATAAGCAACAGAATTAGTCGTAGATACAGTTCCATTTAATACATCAATTTTATCACTTAAATTGCTAATACTATCTCTATCAGCATTAATTCCCTATCTTAATCCATAAAGAGTCGGGATAGTATCTTTACCAAAACTATTGTTAGATTGACCTAATAGAGTATTATATTTACTATCACTATTATCAATTAATTTACTAATACTATCATTAAGAGTTGTATCTTTAGTAATAGTATTTAATTTATTGTTAATAATATACCCTTTGCCTAATGCTAAAGTTCCTAAATAAGATTTCTCACTACTTAAAGCTCCAGTAGTATCAGTAAAATTTAAAGAAGTAAAAACATTACCTTCTTTAGTATTAGTATAAGAGCCTTTTGGAATACTAACTGAAAATGTTTCTTCTTTTACAATATGTCCCGCTCTATCAGTAAATAATTTAGGTAAAGTAATAGAAGAACCAAAAGTACCAAAATCAACATCTTTGCCATAGCTTTTTGATGCTTTACTTACATCTAAATTATTATGAGTAATTTTAATAACTCCACTATTCTTCTCAATGTTCGCATCTACTGAAATCAAATTATCTCCTTCGATAGTCGCAGATTTCATATAATTATCATTAATATCATTATCAGTTTCAGTAGAAAAATAAATAAGTTTATTAGTATCTAATTTATCTAAACTCATTTTTCTATTAAGGGTATTCAAAGCACCTTTAATATTAGTTTTATCAAAATTAGTAGTAGAATCATCGCGATTTTGACCGTAAAGCAAGTCATAGGTATCACATACTGCATTACCAAGAGCAGGAAGCTTTACAACAAGAGATTTGCGGTCGTAGCCGTCTTCGATCGGCTCACCAACAACATTATCCTATGCTACATTATAATAAAATCTATATCCTGACTAACTTAATTTATAATTAATACTATTTTTTGTAGTATTATCGTAAGAACGTTTTGTTTTACTAAATCCTTCTTTATTATAATAAATATTATTATCGTCTAAATCAAGCTGGAAATTAGTAGGAACTCTTAATTTATAAAGTAAATTCGTGCTACTTTGATCTGTGGTTATCGCAGGTCCAAGCTCACTTTCTAAATAATAAACGCGCCCCTCAGTTTTAGTATCATTATTATCTAATTTATAATGACTATCAGTTTCATCATAATAATAATACTTACCTGGTTGGTATACAATACTAGCATTATCAATCGCAACATAGGGATCTTGAGGAAGTAGTGGGTAAATTGAAAAATTAGGAACAACAGTATTTAATTCAGCAATCTAAACATAAGTCTCTTGATTATTGATGTATTGTTTTATCCAAACTGTAGAATCATAACCGCGACCATAAACAGGATAATCTATTTGATAATTTAAATTATACTATTCATCATCGACTCTATCATTAGTAATTCTAGTGAGATATTTCCACTCTTTAGTCCCGCTCGCGGTTACATTTCCCACATATAAATACCATTGGTTGCTTCTTTTAACTTTTACTAATTTTCCATTCTCACATAAAATAATATGAGAATCACTTCTATCAGAAGGATCATCATACATAATTTTATTATCAAGATATCCTACTAAATATTGAGTAGCAGGAAGGCCATATTCAACTAAAACATAGCGTCCTAAAAATATACCATCACTCGTACAACTATTATCCATTTGAAGTCTATTGCTATAAATTTTATCAAAAGTAAAGGTTGTTTTTGAAGTATTAGTTATATTACCATAAAAACCCATTATCAACCCTCCTCAAATAAATAATCTATAATAAGATATGCTTCTTGATTTTGATTAATCAAATTCATAGAGCTTCTATCAAATTTAATTAAATTAATAGTAGAAATACCTTCTAAGTCTAATTCATAAATACCAGTATTTCCAACAATAATAGCATTAGCGCTATCATTTAAATAAAATTTCGTTCCTGGCAAAGTCTAAATACCTAATTGAGTAATTAATACATTTTGATTATTATTTTTAAATGCAGCTCCTGTAATTAATTTACTCATATTAACATCACTTGGATAGTTCTTAGAATTAAGACCTTCACCATAATAACGAATTTGTCTTATCTTTCTTGCCATTTAGTGGTCCTCCTTAATATACTCTTGATATCGCTTTGGTGGCACTAATAGACATTGAACCATTATAAGTTAATGGAATAGTTATTTTATTAACTAAATATTCTCCTTCAACGCCACTTCTTTTATCTTCAATATAAATTCTATTATTAGGCTCTAAATAATAAACTGGAATAGTAGAAATTGAAACGCTCTCCGCACAGTAAGCAGTCGTATAGAGCAAATCCTCAATCTCATCAACTGCGCTTTTACCCTTAGAACTAATCTTAAAATAATTATCATATCCAGAAGGGATATTGATCCAAATATATCCACTTTCTGTTGGATAGTTATTCTAAATAATAGAATCATAATCAGTCTATGTCATAAATAATACATCAGGTGTATCTCTATAACATATAACTTTTACATTAGTATCATTAATTGCTTTTGTTCTATCTCCAATTAATTGGACTGAATATTTAGCAATATCCGCATTTTCTTCCCCAATAAAATCAAACCAGAAATTTAAATTCTCAGGATTATTTTTTACTTCTTCCTTGAAATCTAATTTATCATAATCATAAATATCTCTCCAAAAGGAGAATAAATCTACATAATAAGTCTCATAACCAGTTATTCCAGAAGGATAGAGGTCAGGATTCGCGGTCGCCACTTTACTGGTAAAATCATCTGCATAATTATATTGATAATAATCTACAGCCATACGATATAGAACTTCGCGCCAATCGCAATAAATAACTCCTGGTTCATTTTCACTTCGATACCACTTATTTTTATAAGTTTTTTGTTCTAATTGCGGATTCATAGTATCAAAAATATCATTATTATACATTGTAGATTTATATCTATTTATATCATTATCATTTACAATAATCGTAGTATACTAAATAGGCTTTTGGTCTATCGCGTATCTTAGATGAATAGGAATCTCAGCACCACTCGCACTTTCTCTCTATCCCCAAATAGAAAAATCATTTCTTAAATTAGCAATCTGTGGAGTGTTGTTAAAAGAAATAATTGTCTATCCGTCTCTAAATGAATAAATTGAAGATGAAGAATAAACTGCAGGCTCAATATAACTATCTCCATTAGAATTATTCACTATACTAGTCCAAGACTAATATTCATAAAATTTCTTTCTTTGGAAAATAAATCTACCATCTATATCATAATAATATTCAAAACAACTTAACATATTTTTAATTTTGTCTAACACGCTAGCCACATTTTCACCAACACTTGTAATAAGTTCTCCTGCATAGACTAAATCACAAATACGATAACCAACTGTTTCATTAGTTGTTCGACTTATAATAGTATAAATAGTTCCGTTATTTACCAGTCTTACTTTAGTCGGTTCAGAAGCGTCATCTAATAATTTATTACTATCTAAATTATCGAATTTAATACTACTCATATCAGTTATTTTATTATTATTTACATCTAATAAATCTGGCAATATCCCTATTGAAGCATTAACTATTCTATTAGTTTGCGCGTCTTTAAAAAAATACATAGTTTCATCACATTTATTAGCCAATAATTCATAACCATATTGATCTAAATCATTAATAACTATATTACTTTCTTTTTCTTTGCCATAAACTGTAAGAAGTTTTTTAATAATAGTCTAAATAGGAATTTGAATTAAATTTAAATAACTTTCTCTTAAATAGTATTCTCTATTACTAAATTCTTCTTCATCTAAAACGTAATAAGTGGTTTGTTTATTCTAAGTAGAAATATAATAAACGTTATGTTTCTTAGCTTCTTCCTCACTATTGACAATATAGCAATATTTACCTTTTATATAGTTATCTTTAGTTATATTATCTTGTTTATTATAAGTATAAGTAATTACTTCTTCCTATCCAAAATCTATAGAAGCAGGTAAATCTCCTCCCAAATCTCCATTTAATAAACACATTTTGTCTTTACCTTGAATAGAAATGCTATATGAGCTAGCACTTTGAGAAGTATTAAAAGACGTAATTAAATAAATGCCTTGATTAAACCAAATAATATCTGGATATTTATTATCAATTTTATTTTCTAATCCAATAGCCAAACTAAACTTAGAATTTAAACCCCAAGAATATTGTTTATATAATTTCTCATTTGTGGCCATAGTAAGAGAACAAGACCGGCGGACCGCAGATGTTCCATCAATATTAATTGATCCACCGGTTATCTTACCCTCTATACTTTCTATTGGTAATTCATCAAATGTTAGTAATTCAATACGAGCATAAACTACTTTATGTTTAAATTCATCTAACTTTTTAAGAAAGTCGGTATCATATTGTCTTTGAGTCTTCATAATCCTCTACCGCCTTTCTTAAAGTGTCAATAAATAAAGTATATGTTTCATCAACTGTCTTTTGTAATCCTGCTACTTTATTATTATAATTTTTTATACAAGTCTAAATATTATTCTAATTCACATTATAGAATGGATCATCTTTAGTGAAATCAGGATTACTTTTATCTTGTTCTAATTCTTTAAAATCTTTTAAGGCCTTCTTAGCTCTTAACCAATTTTGCTTTAATTGATAAATTGTGGTTGTAATATAATTCTAACCATTAAAAATTCTATAAGTAGTTTGATTATCATTTTCAAAAGAATAAACTACTTCTTGACGTTGGACTGATAATTCGCATAAAACACCTGGATCGACTTCAATAGAAGTAATATCAGTTAAGTCTTTAATCTAATAGTCATTCTTCTAATCAATACCAATAATTTGTTTATCATCTTCATTTATTCTAATATTACAAGCCCAATTTTTTTCACTGACTAATACACCAGAATCATAAATTTCTTTCTTAGTATATCCATCAATATAGTAATCTTGCTCTTCAGTTTGGTTTACTAAATAGATATGATAAATTAAAGTGGGATCGAAATCCGCGCGTTTAATTTCTATAGAGTGGTCTTTTTCTCCCTCTTCTTCGCTAATTGCTCCACCGGGAGTAGTATAAAAATTAACTTTATTACTTGTATATAATTTCTATACATCACGTTTAGTAAAACGCAAAAAATAAATCTATGTTACTTTGTATTTAAAATCATCATTATAAAGATTTAAAATATTACCTTCAGTTCCATAGTATTGTTCTAAAGGTAAATCCGCCACTTGAATATCATTAATAGTATCAAACTTACTTGCTTGTTTACCATAATAAGAATACACAATAGTTCCTTGTTGTAAGCCAGCGTCAGATAATTCTACCACTTTAACGCTATAGATTGGAGCAACATGATCTATTAAGTAAGCACCTGTAATACCAATAACGATTTCTTCTCCATCAATACTGAACTTATCTCCAGGAGCAAAGCCTTCAAATCGAATTGTTATCGCAGGAGAATTAGCTAAAATATCTTTGGTCTATAAACTATAATGATTTCCGTCATAAAGTAATTCAAACATAGGATAAAAACTTAATGTTTGTAATAAATTATCTAAACAAGTTTGTTTATTTGCTTGTAATTTATTAATTTCTGCCTAAGTTAAATTTTCATCTTTTAAGTTATCAATATAGGTATTTACATCATCAATATACCCATTAATTTTATACCATCCATCAAAAGAAATACTATCCCATTTAAGAATTTCACTTTCGGGCGGGTCCGTGTCAATAAATCCATAAGTAGTAAGATTATCAAAACTAACTTTATCAATTTCATAAGCAGTTCCGCTAAATGTATGAAGCATACGACCTAATTTATCTTCTGGGCTTAAACTTACATTTAACAAACGCACAATAAAGTTTCCTTCTGTTGGAGATTTAAATAATTTAGGTTCTCCATCAGTTAAAAATTCTAAAGCCTTAGTTTTAAATTGACGTTCTATATTAATATTATAGTTAGTCAAATCAGTTGATGTAAAATCTTTAATTTCATCATCGCCCAATTTATCTATAAACAAATGATCTTCATCCATAAGGTAAGAAATTAAACCACTTATAGGAAATTCGTGATAATAAGTATTTCCATTTCTAAAAATATAAGGATATTGACTTCCAATAGTATCAGTTTTACTTTCAAGAGTATTGATTTTAAAACTACTTACTTTTGGATTAAATCTTATTCTTAATAACTGTCCATTACTGTATAAAAAACTATCTTCAAAAATACTATATATCGTATTAGAGAAAATTTTATTACTGCGGACCGCAGTTTCGTCACTATATTGCTGAACTGCATATTGATAACTGAACCCATGCTCGACAGTAAAATCTCTATATAATTCTCTTGATGGAGTTTCGCCAACTAATTTAAATTTTAATACCGTGTTCCAAGTATTAAAATCATCTTCACTACTGGCTCTTAATAAAGCAAAAGCTCCTGTCGCGGGAATCTCTAATCCTGTCTTTTTATCACGGATTCCATTTAAATTAATTTTTACATATCCATTATTTTCATCCATAATCGCAGAAAGAGTTGCTTGTAATTCTGGATTAATAGTTTCTCTATTAATAATTTGATAACGAATACTTTCTGCTTCATAGTTATTAATAGTGGTTATAGAATATTGAATAAAATAATTTTTATTCTTTTGTAATTCTTTATTTAATTCAAAACTATCATAACTTTCATTCAATTCTGTGTCATTGATTGAATTATGTAATTGCTCTCCGCTATCAGCAAAAATATTACCATTTTCATCATATACTTTAAATCTATATGAATAAACTTTTTCAGTAATATCATCATTTTTTTCTTTTTGACTATATACTCCAATAAAATTTGTTTTATTTATTCCTACTAAATTATCTTCAAAACCTTTTATATAAACTGCAGGCTTAGTCGTACATTTAGCAATACCAACTGTAGAATAGTATCCGACTACTCCATTGATATTAATATATGCTAATTGAATTTTATAAGACTATCCTGGATTTAATTTATATTGGATAGATTTTCCATTATTAGTAATTGATTTAAGATTTATATTGAAAGTGATAGACCCTTGTTCTAAGCAACCGCGGACTTTACTTGGAGTAAAATCCGCGGTTGTTCCCTAAGCAATTACTACATTACTTGATACTGTTTTAATTATATAACACAATCCTGAAACTTCTACCATACTAACTGCACGATTCATTTGAAATGGAATGGTAATTTCCTATCCAACAAATGCTGGTAAAGTTCCAGGTATAATAGGTGGATATAATTTATTAACCATTTTATCCCTCCTAATTATTTTCGTTATTCTTCTCCTCTTGAAGATCTACTAATCTATTTGTAAAATCTCTTAATTGTTTTAAACATTCTCCCATAAGAATAGTATCTTCTCCTTTAGTTGATACTAAAGAGAGAGTATTATATAAAATTTTCAAGAAATTAATATCTCTTTCATTCATTTTCCTTTTTCTCCTTTTATCATATTTAATTAACGCCAGCGATTTGCTTAATATATTCTTCTAAAGTTATACCTCCAGTAATATATATTGTAGCACTCTAAAAGTTTACTGAACTTCGGTTATCTCCTATAATAATTCTATCTCCTGTAATCTATACACCAGAACCTACTGCAACAGAACCACCGAGAGGACTCATAAAAGATGGGCGTTGTCCATAATGCACGTATCCTTCAGAGTCAATAGAACTGCCAATTTGAAAAAATTGATCCAACATACTAACAGTACTTGAAATTCCATTTAAAGCATACTCAATATCATCCTAAGCTTGTGCTAAATCTTTAGTCCATGTAATAGAACTTTCTGCTAGATCACCAGCTTCTTTAGCTGCTTTTCCAATCTAATTTAAAATATAACTTAAACTTCGATCGCCATAAGTCCATCCATCACCCGTGCTACCAGTATAATTAATTATAATATCACCTTTAAATTTACCAGTATTGGCAGTAATAGAACCATCATTTAAATTTATATACATTCCGGTAGTACCATCTGTAGTATAATTTTTAGACTTTAAATAATAACCATTATCTCCTACATTCATTAAAGTAGTATTACTAACAGGGTCTTTAATTGTTAAATATGGACTAGATTTATTTAATAAAAAAGCACTATAACTATTACTTTTACCATCTATTTTACTTTCTTTTAAATCAATTAAAAGACCATTACCGCTATCATATCCTTCAGATTTTATCTAACTGACACTTCCATTAATTGTAATTCGCCCATTCCCAGATTTACCAAATGTAGCGGTTCCATCATCTTTTAAAGCATAAACCTATTTACCTTGATAATATCCATAAACACCAGTGTTTTTGCTAAGACTACTATCAGCATTACTATCACCAAAAGATCCCATTAAAACGCCAGTAAATGTATTATTATTTTCTTTTTTACCGGCCGCGATCTAAGCAACACCAATAAAATTATTACTATCGTCTATATTTAGCTATCCGTCCCACTTATTTACCATCGCTGACGGATATTTATTCTAAATGACTAAAATAGGTTGACTCCAAACTATCTTACTTTCCTATTTTCCTTGAACTCCATAAGCACTTACCCCATCAACATAAAAATTCATAGGGCTTAATCTATACTCTTTTTTCTTATCGTTATATTTAATCTATCCAATAAATTTATCTGTAGATCCAGTAGGATAAATACTCCAAGTTACAGTGTTATCTACTTCGCCATCTATAAATAATTTATAAGGTTCTTTAGAAAATGTAGGTTCACCATTACTTAAATAAATTACTTCTGTTGGACCATTTATATAAGTATTATCTAAAGTTGTAATAGGAACTGGATAGTAAGCAGTTAAATCATAGTCTCCCCAACCAGATAGTGTCACCTATAGAATAATTAAATTATTCATTATAGAATTTGTGGTATTAACACTTAACTTACAACTCTATTCATTTTCATTATTTAAACTAACATTATTAACCGTTGAACCGTCCATAAATTTCCAGGTCCATTTACAATTATTAAAATTAGTAACCTCTTTACCTTCATTATCATATAGCTAAGCCTTGAAAATATACTTATCCCTCACACCACTTCTAATAGCAGTAAATACTTTATTATTTAAGCTTTCGTGGGCTACCATATCAATTACTAAAGTACAATCAGTACCATTAGTTCCTGCCTATCCAAAAGTAAAATCCTTAATGGCAGTATAAACAATACCATCTTTTTCTACTTTAGCAATTACAGTATTATTGGATTTATTGGCGCTATAAAAAGTATTAATAGTATAATCTAAAGAAAATTCTCCAGGAGACACATTAACATTTTCATTAGTTAAATCAATAATAATTTCTTTATAAATAGCATCAGTTCCATCATCTTTAATGCCAAAATTAAGCATAGTATTTTTAATGGGAATTTGCCAAATTACTCTCTAAGCTTCAACTAATTTACTTTCTCCATTCTAATTTTTACCAATTATACCATTATTAATAGCATAAGTCTTAGAATCAAAATGTAAAGTTAATTTACGACTAATCTTTCCATCTGATCTATTCATCAAATAATTAGCCTAATTATAAATTAAATAATTACCATTAGTCTAATCTTCACAGTGAATAGACAAAGCATTTAAACTATCAATAGTCGCATCATTAGGAACTTGTTTCTCATTATTAAAAGTAATTATATTACTTCTATAAACTTTTCCATTATATAAAATAATTACTTTAATCTATTCTTGATTTTTATTAGAGCGCGGTTTTAGCTAATAATAAAAATTATTTTTATTATCTTTAATTGTTGTCCAATAGACACCAGAATATTCATCAGCGGACGGTGCTCCAAATTCATACATATACCAACGAACTTCAAAAGCATCATCTTTTTTATGTTCAGTTATTTGAGTTCTATTGCCATCTTCATCAAAATGAACCCATTTCAATTTAATAGTTTTAAAATCAATCTAACCTTTATCATCAATTACATAAGTACTTCCATCTAATGAATATAATCTTACATATTCATTTTCTATTTCATCTGCGGAAATACCCAGTCCCATGTATATATCTTTTACAAAGATATTATTGGGCGGAATTGACATATTAAAATCATTGGCATAACTAATTAAATCATTATTGCTATCTTTAAAATTATCTTTTTGATATAAAAATATTTTTATATTATATATTTTAGCTACTGCGCTAGTATCAATAACAATTTCTTGAGAATAATATCCTTCAAAATTGTAAGGATTACCATACATATCATTAGTATCTAAATCAATAGAGGCTATTAAAGGAACCTCTCCATTATTTTTAATACTATTTTCTATTTTTTTTATATTATCCGCAGTATCATCTTTAATACCATATATATTTAATCTTAATCCATAATTACCACTTACTACACCGAGCGTTTCAAGCCAGGCGCGGAAATCGGCACGCAACCCCAACCGCGTAAATCCCTATTGCTCATCAGTAAAAGTAATTCCACCATTTGGAGTAATCTCAATTTCCTCTTTATTGCCATTAGCTAAAATACTCCAAACTTCTTTATTATTATCTTTGGCAATAAAAAAATTACCAGTTAAGTCAATAAAAGTATTAAAAGGATTGACAAAATTATATGGTTTATCTTCATTTTTATCTGTCTTTTTACCAACAATAAATTTAGTACTATTATAGTCTCCTTTTGGAATCTATACATACACTTTATCGCCTTTGTTATAAGTGGTTATTTGGGAATAAGCATAAAATTCCGCATAAGATTCATTTTTGACCTTATACTTACCAATAAGTTTATCAGTTGCGTCAATAATAGTACATTCAATGGTACTATCAAATTTAACTTTATCAACACTTGAATTGGCAATAATACTCATTGCTTGACATAAACTTTCTTGAATATTTAGTGCGTTATCAGTCAAAATAATCCCTCCTTTTACTCATTACTCTATAATTTTCTAAAAAATTAATTAGTTTTATTCAATATAATTACCCAAAAAGAAAAAGGGTGAAGTCTATAAGACTTCACCCTTAATTTTATTTTCTATTGGCATACTGAGAAGCTACATTAACTAATGTATTAAATGCTTCTTGAATTTCATATCTATCAGTAGCGTTCGGGAAGCTAGCTTCAATTCTAACATTCTATTCTAATGTTCCATCTTGAGAACTAACAGTAAATCCAGAAGAAGAAAGAGTAGAGATTTGTTGACTATTGAAGTCTAATTGTTTTGCGATCTATCTAACTAATTGAATAGAAGCTAACATATTTTCCGTGTCATCAGCATTAAGAACTAATTCTTTCTAATGTAAGAACGCTAATTTTCCATCATCATTCCACGTGCCAGTATAACCACCACTTCTAAATCCGACTAAATCTCTCCATTCCTAATCAGTAAGCTAAGCAAAACTATATTTACCATTGGGAAGTTTACCAGAGATTCTTCCTTCACTGAGTAATTTATAATATGCATCAACTCGAGCCGTAGTATCTTCATTGATACTGCCGCCATTAGCAATTTTTTCTTCGCGGTTTCTTTTATATTGATTATATTGCGCGGAACCATAATCCACAGTGCCCATCATAGCCGCCCAGTCAGTATCTCCACCACTATCGCTATTAAATCCACTCTGAGAGCGCAATGTTGCTTGAATAGCGTTCAAAAGCTCTTCATAAGCTCTAATAGTATCAAGTAATTGCTGACGATGTTGTGCCCAAGCTTCAGTAGCACTACGAACGGAACTTAACTCGCTTTCAAGAGAAGGAATAACTCTATTAGATACTTCTTGATAAAGTTTATTACTTTCATCAGTAACATCTTTAACTTTCTATTGAGTATCTTTTAAATCATCACCAACAATTTTACTAATTTCATCCATACTGTCTTGCCATTCTTTAAATGTATCATTGATAATATTAGTATTTTCAGTAATGGTATCTTTCCAACTATTACTATTATCTTTGATAATATCAAAAGAATTTACCCAAGCATCTTGAACTACTCTACTATCTTCTTCTTGCGCTTTCGCATAAAGATTTCCAGCAGTGGTAATTAAATCAGTATATTGTTGAATTACTAATGCGCGTTCTTGCTGATATGTGGTCTCACGGTAAACAGCATCTTCCGCGGCTTTCTAATCAAGTTCCGCGAGCTTTTCAGCCAACTCTTTCTCATATTGAAGTTTTTGTTGACCATATTTATTTGTCGCATCAAGGCGAATGTTATATAAGTCATTTTCCGCGTCCGCCAAAGCCTATTGCGCATCATTTACTTTCTCTTGATCTGCGGTATACACATAACCAAAATTACCTTCATTATCACGTTGTAATCTAACTGTGGATTTTGCGTTTTGAGCTTCCTCTAATGCGATTTGTGCTTCAAGTACTTTATATTTAGCCTAAGCAATTTCTAATTCTAATTGACTTAATTTATCTTTATCTCTTAACTATTCAATCTCTTTAGTAAATTGCTGGTATCTATTTTTAGCTGCTTGATTATTTGTCTTATCAATAGCCTAATTAACATTATTAAGTAGTTTATTCATTTCATAAATCTAATTAGTTTTTGTTAAGTATTCATCTTGATAAGAAGACATTCTATCCAAAGCATCATTTAAAGCATCCCAACCGGAAATATTAAAGTTATTACCATTAATACTTACTTTAGTAGTGCTCAATTGTTTATTCATTTCATCCGCAGCTTGTTCCATCTTTGTGGTAAGAATTTTTTTTAACGCTTCGCCATATTCTTCAGCTTTAGAAAGCATATCTTCTTCTGCTTCATCGAACGCAGCTAATATAGCATCATAATTCTTTTGAAGCACTTCACGTTCAGCCTCATCGGTTGAACTGGCTAAAGCCGCAGCCGCCGCATCACGTTCACGCTTCAAACTTTCATACCATTGTTTAGAAGCATCAAAATTATTTTTCTTAGTCTAAGCAGTTCCATTCAAAACTGATAAAACTTTATCATAATCTTTATCTTTACCTAACAAAGTAATAATAGAACGATAATGATCCAATATACTAGTCAAATGCTCCATATGATTTGTATATTTAGATAACTCATCATTTGCTAAATCTATAGTATTACCATAGTATTCAAGCATTTCTTTATCTAAATCCTACAAAGCATTTAAATTATTTAATGTATTATCATATACATCTTGTAAGCCTTCGATATAATTTTCTTGAGAAATTTCTCCATTAGAATAAGCGTTATTTAACTAACCATAGAAATTTTCATAAGTTCCTAACTGACTAATTACTGGATCAAATTGACCTTGTAAATATTCAAGAGCCTCAGCAGCTTTATAAATATTATCACTTAATTTGTCAAAATAATATTCTAATTTTTTAGTATCATTTTCATCTAATTGAACTTTTATTTCAACTTCATAAGTAAGCATTTGATAATTTCTATCTTGCCACTCGTTTATTTTATCTTGAATATCATCAGTTAATTCTTCGACTAAATCTCTTGTATCTTCATATTGTTTAATAGCATCTTTTAACTCATTGATTTTTTCTTGAATCGGATCTAAAGTTGCTTCTTTATAAGCATCTTGAGCATCTTTTGTGGAAAAAGAATTCGCTTTGTTCTAAGCAGCTACGAGCTAATTATAAAGTTTAGTCATCTAATCAGTATAATTAGAAATATCACCATCTTCATCAAATGTGAAAGTAACCCCAGCTTTTTTCGCAGCTTGCTATAAAGTAGCTTTATCTGTTTTTAAATAAGCCTAAGCTTCTTTTTGCTTTTGTTTTAATAAATCAACTTCTTTTAAAGTTAACTTATTGCTTTTAGCCATTGCATCAAGATGAGCTTTACCCCAAAGTCTATCTGCCGATTTATTAGCTTTATCTAAAGCACGAGTAGTATCATTGATATTATCAGTAATTTCTTTATAACGATCAACAACATCGCTTTTTTTAGTTAGGTCTCCCTTGGTTGGTTTATTTTTACTTCCTCCGCCTTTGCTTGAGCCTGTACTACCTCTATTAGTCTTTGAACTATTATTCATAATTCCAGTAGGCTTACTAGTCATACTTTCAATAATCGGAGTTTTCGTTCCATCAGGAGAGGTCGCCATGGCAATAGCATCAACATAACCTGTTTGAATGCTATATCCATCATTCCAAGTTTCTGTTGTTGTTTCCCAATAGGGGGCTCCATGTTCATCAAATCCTGCTCCAGTTATTGTCTATCTAGATTTTACTATTGGAGTTTTCTATTCCATCTTTTGAGGTTCAACTTTAAATTTAGTTTCAAAGCCCATGGCACTAAAATAAGCATTTGCCTATTCGGCAGTCATTTTTGCTGTGCCAATAATGTTTTGAGCCTATCTAACTAAATCATCTTGACCTTCAAAAGTTGTACCAATTTTTATATCTGGAATTTCTGCCGCTAATTTATCATGCATTGATAATAAAACATCTTGTAATTGCTTATTATCCTAAACAAAATCAACATTTAAAAGAATATCTTTGCTCGCAGCGGCGGCCAAACGATCTATAGCATCAGCATCGCCTTCTGCAGCCTTGCCTATATCAGTTAAATTTTTAGTAATAAACTCATCAGTTAAAAATTCTTCTGAAACCCCAAGCACATCAGACATGGCATCTTTAATATCAACCATTGCATCATAATATTCTTGTGAAGCAGAATCAGATTTCGTTAATACATCAGCCCATCCGCTAAAGCCATTTTTCAATTTCTCTACACCATTATTCATTTTCATAGTGTAAAGAGCTACATCTTCAGCAGCCTCTTTATTATTTACAAGTTCATCACTTAATAATTTAGAACTTTTAGCTGTCTTCATTAAAGAATCTGCATATTTATTTACTTCAGATGAATCTAAATTTTCCCATTTTTCACTAGACATACGCTGCATGGCACTCATATTATAAGCCATTTCATTGATACTACCATTTTTAAGCATTTCTTCTGCTTCTTGAGCAGTTTCGGTGGTCATTGCCAATTCATTCATAGCCTATTGACTACTTGCTGTATATTGTTCTATACTGTCTTTGCTAGATAAGAAAGAATTACCAACTTCATTAACTGCTTCAGCAATGGCTTTTAAAGTATCAATATCCTATCCTCTAGAATTAGCAAGCTTACCAATCCAATCAGAAATCTATGTTTCATCATAGTTCTAAGTTTTTAAAAATGCTAATTGATTATTAACATTTTCAGAACCAGCTTCTCGGATCTAATCTAATCCACCCGCTTTTTTAAGTTCTTCAGCTCCCGCATAATACTAATCAATAGCATTTTGGTATCCGTTTATAGTTCTACTTAATTCATCCTGCTTAGTGGATTTAACCATCTACTGGAAATCAAGAGGATCACCTACAAAAACAGCAGACCCATCAGATAAAATAGCAAAATATCTTGCCAATTCACTATTATAATTTACTAAAGTATCATAATCTTCTTTTTCTAAAATCTTACCGATTTTCATATCTTTAGTAATATTATCTATTTTATCAAGGCGTTCTTTGATATCAGCTAATACTGGAACAACATCTCCAGCTTTGCGCATCTAACTAAAAACTTTATCCCAATTATCTCCAAGAGCAGAAACATCTCCGCCCATTTCTTTAATTAGAGTTTCAGCTTGACGTTGAGCATCAAAATCGAACCAATTAATATTAGAAATTTTATTCCAAGCTTCAGCCTAAGATTCTGGAGATAAAGCATCCCAATCAATAGATTCACCAATTTGGTTGATAGCACTAATATAAGCATCTTTGCCTTCAGAGCCAAAATTCTAAATATTTTCTTTTAAAGTCTTATTTACTCCAACCGTGATCTAATCGCTCATAGCTTCATTAAGACCATCAATTTCATCAAATACAACTTTCTTAGCTTCTTCAATAGCTTGTTTATCAATTCCGTATTCTTTTAACTAATCATCAGTTAATCCCTAAAATTGTTCAAGCTCGCCTTTTGTCATATTATCAAAATTTTCTGTTGATAAATATTTCCCTACACTATCAAGGCCATCTTTATTAGCTTTAGCAATATTTTGATATAAGCTATCTAAAGCTTCTCCAATTCTATCATTAGCATATTGGGTTGCGGCCGCGATTTGAATAGCTTCTTTACTGATTTCCTAAGTTATCTTTTCACCATTCTCATCATAATAACTGTATTCAACTTTATCGCTTTTAATAGAACGTTTATATCCTTTTAGAGAATTCAAATTATTCATTTTTTCATAGGCAGCCCAATTAGTGTCTAATGAATAACCTTTAACAGTATTTTCTCCCTCAGCATAAAGATTATTATATAATCTTCCGCCACCTTCAAGCGCCATTTTTCCAGCTTTAGTATTTTCTTTACCAGAACCAGACCATTGCGCTCTTGCTGCGGTTTTACTAGCAAGATCAAAAGAGGTTTCAACCCCATCCATGGTATTTCTTAACTCATTTAAAGCATCAATATTGCGCCAAAGGACATTAATTAAAGCCTTATCGTCTATACCATTATCAAGATTAAGGATATCTTTTAAGTCTTCCTTATCAACAGCAACTCTATCACTATTTAAATAAGCGTCAATAGATTTATTTACATTACCTGTGTTACGCAAAGAACTCTTAATAATACCAGTAAGATTTTCTTTCTACAAATTTGCCTATGCCTGAGCATTATTGGCATTGGCCATAGCAGAAGCAGCCTATAAATCCGCTGTCTCTTGTCTATTGGTTTCAGCTATACGAGACATAGCTGTATCTTTAATAACTAATTTATTATCATCCCAATAATAATCATCTTTATTAAATTTATCAGGATTATTTTGAATTAATTCTAAAGCCTTTTGATTAGCTTCATCTAAAGCATCACGATATTCTTGAGTTCCTTTAGTTAAATTATCTAAAGCATCTATAGCATCTTTATATTCATTAAACTCATCAATCATTTGCTGATACTTTTCACGACACTCATCATAGGCATTACCAAGATCTGAAGCCGCTTTGGCTGCGGCTTCAGCCGCTATTTCTTCTTTATGAATGGAATTATAAACTGCTTTAGATATAAGTACTAAAGCCGCTGCAGCTGCAACTACAGCTAATATAGTACCAGCTAAACTTAATCCAAGAGCTGCTGTTGCGGACATATGTGTTTTACGGACTAAATAAGCAGCATTCTACAATATTATATTTTTTGTAAGTTTGCTTTCAGCTAATGCCTATCTATCGGTAGCTTCTGTTTGAGCTCCTGTTCTGGCAGCTGCCTAAGCTTTTACCGCATTATTAATCTCTGTAATAGTAGTATTAAGAGAAGTCTTTATATTATCTAAAGTTTTAGCTTCTGTCAATCCTTTATAAGCTTTAACCATAGTAGATAAACCAGAAACGGTCATAGAAATACCCATGCCTAAAGACATACTAACTGACAAAAGCTTATCAAAGAATGACATATCTTCATCAGATAAAGTATCAAAAATACTCTTAATGGAAGCCAATCCCATAGCCAATGAAGAAAAACCATTAACCATAGAAATTAATTTCTACCCTAAATCTCCAGTAGCATTTTTATAATTTTCAATTGCAGCTTTTATTTTTTCATAAGACCCAGCAACTTGCTTATTAGTAGTATTTAATTTATCTGTTGTTACAATAACTTCAGTCATATCTTCAGCAAGCTTTTGACAATCCTTATCGTTAATTTTAACTTTTTTACCAAAGTCATCCTCAAGAACAGTTGCTGCTGTAAGTGTAGCATCAGCCATTAAATTTTCTTTAGTGACAGCATTATTTACTTTTTTCAAGAACTAATCTGCTGTTATAGTTCCGTCCTTTAACTCTTTAGCAAAATTTCCAATAGATTCAGCTGCTTCAGATCTATCTACTTTAATTAAAGCCTACTGAATTGTATTCATTCTACCCTCAAAAGCTTTTCCTAATGAACTTCCTTCTTTTAATGCTTTATTAAGTCCATCTAAAGCTTTACTTCCTCGCAAACCAGTTTTAATAATTCCACTCATTTGCTATTGAACATTTCCAAAAGTATTTAAATTTTTCTCTACTTTTCCAGTGGCAGAATTTCTTCTTATGCGCGCTCTAAGATCCATGCGAGTATTTTGAAGATTCTCACTAGCCTAATCTTTTTTTTGAGCTGCTTTTATAGCCTGTTCATTATAAGCTCGATTAATTTCAATTAACCCTTCAAGCTATTGTTTTTCCTCTTTTGTAATATTTTCAGATACATCATATATTCTTTTCTTTAAGTCTAAAGTCTATTTTAATGATTCTCCCTATCTATCTCCAACTTCAGTGCCAGTATCAAAAGCCATATTAGAAGCTCGATTATAAGCTTCTTGTTTAAGAGAAACTGCACTCTTTTTTGTAAGTCCAACTAAAGACTAAAGGCCAAAAACTAAATTATTAACGCCCTCGCCCATTTGAACTTTAAACACTTTAGTAAATATCATTCCAAGAGCTGCAATTACTCCCGGAAGACCTCCTATAGAACTAATCAATTTATCGATAGCATCTAAAGCTCCTGCTATCGCATCAGACAAACTAATAAAAAATTTATCATTAATCAAATCATCATAAATGCTTTCGGCTGCTGCACGCACACGATCACGAGCAGCTTCCCAGCTTTCAGCATAAATATCAGCTTGTTCTTGTAAAGAACCATCTGCTTCTTTTGCTCTTTGAATATTTTCTTGATAAAAATCAAAATTATCCATTAAAGCAATTAATTGGTTGTACTAACGGATACCAGCTACTTGCTGAGCTAAAGCTACCTGTTGATCTTTACTAATTGTTGACCATTTGTGCCCCAAATCATCAAGAATGATATCCATATCCTTTAATTGTCCATTGGAGTCTTTAATATTAACTCCAACAGCTGCAAGAGCTTGTGAGTACTGATTTAAAGTAGTGCCATCTTCTAAAGTCTCGCCTAATTTTAAACCTTGAATACGAGCAAAAATAGTCTTTAAAGAAGTACCTACTACATCTTCACTTTGACGAGTTGTAGCAGTAATAGTAGCCAATGCAGCTGCTGCATTATCAAAGCTTAAACCAATTGTATTAGCAACTGCCGCAAATTTTTCAAGACCGCCAGCAATTTCATCAGAGCTAGATGCGGTATCTGCACCTAAGCGCACCATCGCATCAGCATAATGTTCTAGAGAGTCAGAGCCATCATAGAAATTATTCCAAATCGCAGTCAATTGATCAGAAACAATATCAGCATTTTGTTTAATGACATTAGCCATTTTAACAGTAATATCTGTTCTTTTTTCTACTTCTTCATCACTTAAACCCTATTGATAATAAATTAAAGAAGCATTAGTGTAATCTAATGTAGTAGCATTTAACGTTTTCGCCGCTTTATTTGCTCTTTCAGCAAATTTATCCATATATTCAATATTGTGTCCAGTAACAATACGAATATCATTTAAAGATTCATTTAAATCTTTGGCATATCCATAAGCAGATTGAATAGTACCCATAAATGCATGCAATGCACTAGAAGAAATCTACCAACGAGCTGTATTCTTTAAAGTTGTCCATAATTCAGAAACTAATAAATTTGTTCTTTTTAATGGAACATCAGCTTCAACAATAGATTGAGCTAAAGACATAAAAGCTTTTTGTCCAGAAGGCCCAAGCTCAAGTAAACTATTCTATATCTTTTTTAAATCTAAATTACTCTATTTTAAAGATTGAGAAAATCTTGTTAAATCCATTTTTCCCGTTTTTACATTAGTAGTTTGAGCTAAAATGGTTTGTAGTTTTGATGCCGCTATCTGCGCTTCGTTTAATCTTTTAGTTAAATTAAAATCTCCTTTAGAGACTCCCACCACAGATTCCTTTATAATAGCATCAAGGGTCGTTTGCAAATCTTGCAATTGCGTTTTCGCCTATGTAGTATTTGCATTAAATTGTAAATTAACTTGATAACTATTTAATCGTTTAGCCATCAAAAAATCTCCTTTCTCTCTTAATTTTTACTTTGCAAAATAAAAATAAAAAGGGGATAAGAGTAATAAAATACTCTTATCCCCATTACTCTAATGACTTTAAAAAATTAATTAAATTAAATAATTTAATTAGCCCAATTTAGTGAGAATATCTTTCAATAAAGTCATATTATTAGGATCGGCAAGCTCTTTCTGAATTGTGCTAGCATCAAAATTTAAATTGCTATAATCAGTAGTAATGCGCTCCATAATTCCCATCGCGGAATTGCGATAAGCCACAATATTATTAGCCATTTCATGGACAGTCTTATTTAAATAATAAAACTCCCCCTCTGGAATAAGACCAATAATAAGATTAAGCACCTTTGAAGCATTAAGCATATCATAAAGCTTCGCTGAATCCTCTTTTTGCTTTTCTGTAAAATTAATATTGCTATAAGCATAAACAATCTCAAGTGCAAGATGCATATCCATCTTTAAAAGATTATAATATCCATTATCTTCATCTACAGAATTATTTAATACACGAGTAATTAATTCACTCTTTTCTGCAACTGGAAGATATTGCTTTACTTCAATGGTTTGATCATTATATTCTACAGTCTGAACTTTATTCAATTCTTCCTTGCCAATTCCTAATTTAGTATATGAAATTTTAGCCATAATTAGCCTCCTTTTACTCTTTATTATATTATACAAAAAATTTTCTATTTAGTCAATTTTAAATTTCACTAAACTTATTTTGATTAATCCTAATACGTCCATATAAAGCCTTTTGCCAATCTATATCTTTATTAAACTAATCATCATCAATATTGTCAATAAGCTCTTTTATGACACTCTAAGTAGGAATAACTCTTATATATCCCTATAAATTTAAAACTAAAAATTTAGTATAATTTCCACCTATTAGCTTATTTAATACAGTATTAGTATAATTAGATTTTCCACCAGTTAATTCATAAATAGCTCTTAATCTATAAAAATACTTTGGTGCATCAGGATGCTTATCAGGAAAGTGCTTCTATTTACAAGCCAACATACGGTAATATCTCTAAATTTTACTTGTAGCTCCTCCAAGAGGAATCATAGTCATAAAAACACGAAAAGGATTAGTAGATCCTAATTCAATCTAAGTGTTAGACATATAATTTTTCGCAGTAAAAGTAGCATTTAATAAAGCATCATAAATTTCTTCATCTAATTCTAAATGACTAGTTTTCTATATTGTATAATTCTACTAAATTCCTATAATATCCGCTTTGCCAGAAACTCCTTTTATTGTAGAAGATGCAGCTTCACTATCTTTTTTCATTTCTTGGGCAGTTTTCTAATAAATATCATTCATTAGATTTTTTGTATCTTCATCTAAATCCTTTGTTAAATCTATAAGGTTAACAGATGCAGTTCCAGCCTTTTTACTACTTCCACTTATAGTCATAGCTTTATTACCAGCAAAATAATTCTCCGCAGTGGCAACCGCTTCCGCAATAACCCCTTCAAAATATTTACCATGCGCATCATTAGAATCTCCATAGTTATCTGGTGTAGTAAATAAATATTTCATTGAATTAAAAAGCTAAGGATTAATCTATTCTAAAGCATCTAATAATTCACTCATTTGGATATTTTCGATAGGATTTCCAAGCTATCTATTTTGAATACTTTGAAAGAATTCTTCTAATTTTTTAGCTTGTTTTTCAGAAGTATCTCTTGCTCTTAATTTCTAACTCATACTTCTTTTTGTAAATTCATAAGATTTCTTCAAAAAATCTTCTGTATTCATTTCTCTTGGACTGGCCTTAATACTTCTCTATAACGAATTCATATTATCTCTCCTTTTTCTCTAAATAAAAAAAATGGGAGAGAATATTTCTATTCTCTCCCATAAAATTATTCTTTATCTAAATTAAAGAATTTGCTGACCTCATCAATTTCTTCTTCAGAAATCACAGGCTCTTCAGGAACCTTAATAGATTTAACAGCTTTTTTCTCTTTCTTGGTATTGTTGTTTTTTACTTCCTCAGTTTTCTTTTGGATGTTCCAACGTTTACCTTTAATAATCATCAGTCAGTGAAAGAAGCATTGTGGGCCTCATCGTGAGCAGTCATAGTACGATGGAGGTCACTAGCTCCGCCTTCCTCAATAATTTGAATTGCGGCAAGAACTTTCTTACTGTGGTCAAAACGAGTATAGTCAGGGAAAGCATCCATAGTAAAGGTGAAAGTAGAAGGATCACCAGAAGAAGCCATTGTGAAGGTGAAGTTAGACTGAATCTTGCAGTTAGGAATAATAAATTCAGCAGGCATATCAACACCATTTTGATCACGGAATAAAGTAGAGGCTTCAAGATAATAGTTACCACCGAATTTATCAGCAGTAATCTCAATCTGTTGAGCACCACTAGCCTTTTCAGTATAATAATCAACAATAGCACTATCATATGCAGCGGCTGCTGGAAGACCATTCTTTTCATTAAAAGTATAATTACCTGTACCAGCAATATAATCATCATGTGGAGTTTTAAGAGTTAATTCAAAATATTCATTACCATTAGTATCTTTCTTAGCAGTTAACTCCTCATGGACAGGAATAAAAGGCTCAGTGATAATTTCGCCATCTTTGACAAACATAACATAAGCAAAATTCTCTTGTTCATTAATTGGAAGATAGGGCTTTTTAGAAACACGAATAGTAACTTGTCCTTCAGTAGTTGTACTATCAATTTGTGACTTATCTACAGTTTCAGTAACGTGCTGTTTAATAGTACTAGTAGCGCTTGCTTCAACAAGACCAGCACCAGAAAGAATCATGAAACCTTCTGGAGAAATAAGAGCATCTTCCATTGTAAAGGTAACAGTACGCTCACCTTCCCAGGCTACTAAACGAGCATTACCGCGTCCTCCCTGTGCGTATACAGTGGTAGCAGCGCCTTCCATACTGGAAGTCTTTAAAGTGTCGAAATAAATAACTGGCTCATTTCTATAGAAGATTTTATTACCAACCTTCTGAGTTGCCTTAGCCTTTAAAACGACATCGCAAATTTCGCGAACACCAAATTTCATAGGTTATTTTCCTCCTTAATAAATTTAATGGATATTTTTCATCCAGTTTTCCGGTTTGCCATCAGGCTTTCCGCCCGCTAGTCTTGACCGGATATCAATATCCCAATTAATATAAAGCTAATATCTTTCAACAAGGTCAAAAAGTTGGAACATTGTTAAATCCATTAAATCCTGTAGAGACATTGAATCTAAACCTACAGTAAGCATTGAAAGATACTAACTAAATATACTAACATTAGCTGAACCATTTAATTCAGCAACTCTCTATCTACCTCTCATTAATTTATCTGCAATTTTTTTAGCAGTATCATTTGCAGGGTTAAAACCTAGCTCTTGAGACATAGAAGATTTAAAACAAAATATTTCCTTTAAATATTCCTAAAAAATTTCAAAATTTGAATCATCAATCATTACCTAAGTATCACTTTGTAAAATGATAGACCTTGGAGTAAATAAAGTTTTATATTTTGGAAATATAAGAGAAAAAACATTTATGACTGAATCTTTTTTTTCAGCCATTTCTTTTTCTTTCATCATTGTCATAAATATCTAAAAATTATTCGTATTAACTAAAAGACTTTCGCCCTAATTGGCTATTATATTTTTATCAATACAAAGACATTGAACCCCAAGGAAGAAATCTTTTTCACCGACAAAAGCAATCTCTTTTATCTTCGGCTAATGAATTGTAGCCTAAAGTTCTGGTATTGGTAAATCAATTCCGCACATTAAGCCTAAACGTAAATCCATTATTTAGTTCTATCCTAAAAGTCTTTTAAAAATCTTTCTTCATCATTGGGATTTGGCATAAATTTCTTATCTTCTTCTCCATGAATAGCAGTATACATAAGACATAAACCAGCATATTCATCAGTTAAAATAATTTGGCTGCCACCAAGAAATTCCAATTTTCCAATACCTGTTAAATGTGTTTTATCTATCATGCTATCTATTTCCGCAGCAATACGATAAGGACGCAACTAATAATCTTTTAAATGCCACTAATCATAATGACAAACTATATCGAATTCAATAATATTATCTCTAAATTCTGGATTTGTATCATTAGGAATAAAATTATCAAAACTAATTACAACATAATTTAAAACACTACCATCAACGTATAATTTAGGAATTAATTTAATATTTTTCTTAAATAACTAAATCATTTGTTCATCATCCAGATTTGGCTTGTCTATAGCATCTGGGGTAGTATAATACAATAAACGTTTTAATCTTTCATTTTTACATAAATGATTTACGACAATTTCTAAATCCTTTTCCACAGATAAGAAACTGGATTTAGGAATTTTTACTCCATCAATCTTCATAACACCTTTTTCTCCTTAAAACAATGATTGAACAATTATCGTTTTTTTATAATCTCCATATAGTAAATCGAACTATCCACTGTATCCAGAAGTCCAACTTATTTCAACTGTTGGTTTTTTTGCTTCTTTAATAATTTTTAAAGAAACCGGCAACTTTTTATTATTTTTTATTTTCCATTCTAAAACAACTTCACCATCAAAATAATAAGTATAAGTTTTCTTTGGAAAAATAAACGTTTCCCCTATAATATCAGTTGTTGTAGGATTTGGATCAATCGGTTCCGCAATTAAAGAACCAACAGTCTTATCATCTAAATTATCTTCCTACTCATTAATATAATATTCAGTCGCATTGACTTCTAAAATACCAGGCATACTTATGGAATCTACAGCTTCAACACGCCAACAAATTAAATTATCTCCCTCATCCTAACTATCTAAATAAAATTTTGTATACCGCTTAAAATAACTCAAAGTATCTTTATTTTTAGGCATCAAAATATTTAATGAATAATTAGGAATATCTACACTAATTTCATGTTTTTGAATATAATTAATTTTCGTTTCTACAGGACCGCGAATTGCTGCATAAGTAGACTTTTTCTCTCCCTCATCTACCCAATTTATTTTATAAGAGCATTTTCTAATATCTCCTCTAAAATAAGCTAATTCAGTCAAATCCTAAAGATAACAAATCCAATAAGTATTAGTTCCACACCATTCAAAAATATCTCCCGGTTTAAACTAATATTCATTTCCAACAGATAAAATTTTGTCATCATAATCCTATTTTAATTTATTAGGATTAATCAAACACCTAATAGGTTTTTTATATTCCGCATCCTATTTAATAATTTCTGCGGCTTGGTATGAGTTCCATACTGCTCTATCTAAGCTTCTGCGCTTAGATAAAATCATACGCTCTTGTTGGCGATTTCCGCCCATCTGACCGAGCCGAACCGCCATATAATTAACGCCTTCAACAGGGCTACCTTCAAAGGGTGGCTTATCATAAATTCCTAAGCGACCTTGCTATAATCTAAAAGGCTGCTTATTACTATAATCAAACCCTGACGCCATAATTTATCTCCTATAAAAGACTGATAGTTTCAAATACAGTCTTACGATAAAAATTAAAATCAGTATCTTGATTCTACAATCCCTCAAGTTTGTTTAATAACTATAAATAAAGGGGTTCAGCGCTAAAAATCACACTAAACCCCACAATTTCATTTATAACAGTTTCTAGCTATTTATGCCAATCTTCATTATTTTCGCGCATTGGAATTAATTTCCATAATTGATTGGTTAAGCGCAAACAATTTACTTTTATACTCTCTATTGGAATATCAAAATTATATTTAGTAATCATATCGACTTTTAAACACATCCCAATTAGATTCATACTCACCTTTGTTATTTAAACGTCTGCGCTTATATAAACGCTACATATGGTGAGATTGTCTTTGACATTCACCCAACAAGCTTAATAGCTTTGATAGATGATTTGCCTAAGAAGTAAATTTAAAATCAGAGCCACTATATTTCATTCGAGTATTCTCAATTGAAGTGACTTGTCTTTGCGTCCAACCGCGCATCATTAAAATAGCTAAAATATTAATTTCTTCTTCAGTTAGATCACAATTAAAACTGGATCTATCAACTAAAACTTGAGGTTCTTCACCCGGCTCTGGAAGTTCTCCCCATACTGTCCCTACAATAAAATCATTCGGCATAGCATCAGATTCATTAATAGTAGCAACATCTAAATTATAATCTAAAAGATTTTTTCGTGGAAATTCAAATCCAGGAATAGCATCTATTATAAGATTCTATAAATCTCTTAAAGTATCTTCAGGGGTCAATTCCAGATACATGTCATCAGTAACCTTGTTTAGAAAGCGATTATAAACAGTTGAGAATAATGTTCCCACTTAATCGCCCTCCTATAAATTATTTCTTGGAGGAAGTTTCCTCGGTTTTATTAATTACTTTATATCCAGAACCGCTTGTGCGACGACCTTGAGTAGTAGGTTCTTCTCTTACTACACGGCGCTTAACTGCGGGTTCTTTTTCTACAATAGTATCTTCTTCTTTACTAGCGATATCATTAGCAATAGCTTTATCAACATCAAACCCAGTTTTTTCCTTCAAAGCTCTACGCTTATTAATATCAGTAATAGGAAGGCTAACAGATAAATTCTTGATTAAGTCAATAATTCCAATAGGAGCAAAATCAAGAGCATCTAAGAAAGCATCTAATGAGCCATTAAGAATTAAATCAGCAACTTGTTGCTCTGACATATTATATTCAGGTTCAGTATGAACATTAAGAGTATGAGTTACTTCTGGCTCTAAAATTTGTAAAAAATTAGCAATTAATTCGCGGCCGCCTGCCTGATAAGTTAACTTCTCTAGCTCACCAAATGGAATGCGCTTAGTTTCACCGGGCGCAAATTCACGACGCAAATTAGTATCAGGAATAGTATAAACAACTACACTAGTGCTTCTATTTTTTACATTATAAATATCTTCATTATTAATCATTATTCAATTTCTCCTTTTACTCATAAAACAAAAATATGGGGAGAGGGAGTTTAATCCCTTCTCCCCATGGAATAATTTATATTAAATTAGACCTTGCCATCAAGACGGCCATCATAAGTGACAACCTTACCGGTGACTCCATCATAATTCCAAGTATACATCTGACCGAGAAGTGAAGTATCAACATAAGCACAGATGTTATTAGCAAGCATACAAACTACGCCGACCTTCTTGTAAACCTGAATCTCACGAGAACGATCATAATTATTGAACTCATCAACAATAGTGCCGCCTTCGAAAGCAATCTTTACAGGCTTACCATCAGCGCCCGTAGGAATAACCCAAGCATAACCAGGATCAATAACCTTACGAGTATTGGTTTCATCTTCAAAGCCCTGCTCAAGAATAATAACCTTAGTGCCCTTATAAGTAGCAAGACGACCATTATTCCAAAGCTCGTTCTTCATAGCTTCAGTGTATCTCCAAGCTTCATGAGGAATCATCTTAACAGCGAACTCATAAGTACAATAAATAGTAGGAGTACCATAAGCAGAAGCAATAGTGATCAAACGATCCATAGCAGCTTCATCAAATCCGGCAGCCGCAACGCGGTTAGCAGGAGGAAGCTGATTAATAGAAGATCTAAGAGCAGCAGCGACTTCTTTATAAATAAGTTCATCCATACCATCCATGATAATCTTGGTTACTTCACCGAAATCAACACGACCATCAAGGAACTCTTCGAAGCCAATCTGAGCAGCTCCGCCGATAGCGCTAGTACGTACCTCGAAGGCTTCATTCTCTTTAGGTCCGAGCTTGAAGACTTCATAAATACCAGCAAGACCAACGCGAGTTACAAACTGCTTAGCACGAGCACGATTATTAAGAGGACGACGGAAAATAGGCTTATCACCCTGAGCGAAAGTCTTAACCTCAGCAAACTGATCATATTGCTGAATAACTTTCTTAGGAAGAACCTCATCAAGAGTCTGCTCAATCATAGAGAAAATAAGATTCTTATTTTCACGATAAAGAGCGTAAGTGCCAGCCAACTCATTCATTTCATTACGAAGAGTTTCATTTAAGGCTTCATAACTAAGATTTTTTCCCTCATAACTATAAGCAACAGGAGCAGAAGGATCAGCCTTAGCAACTTGCTTCATAAGAGCAATTAAATTATTTTTATCTAACATTATCCTTTTCTCCTTTCTTACTTAATACGCATTACCTTGACGCCCTTTTGACCATCAGGCATAGTATAAACTTTAACAACCTGCCAGGTCATTGAATCGTCGCCAGTTTTGCTAAGAATACCCTTTGTAGTAGCAGAAGGAGAAAGTTTATCTCCAACAGCAAGAGTCTCTTCATTAATCATATTAGTAGTATAAAGATCACCAATCATGGTCTTAAATACACGAGGAACCATAGAAGTGCCAGATTCCATGAACTTCTCATGATAGATACCTAACTTATGATATGGATCATTAGTCCAATTCATTTCATACATATCAGGAACATCAGTAAGAAGCTTATCATAGTAATACTTTACAGGAACATTAGCAACCTGATGATTACTATCAAGAGTATATTCATTACCATCATAAGTAAACTTGCCGGTTTCATCAACATCATAAACACGACCAGCAATAGTAACAGTCTTTAAACCTTGATCTGCGGAAACGGTCTGATTGATTAACTTATAGGTTTGACCCTTATCATCAACGCCATTCCAGAAACGACCACCATATTCAACCTCGGTATGCTCCCAATCATAAGGGCTATAAACACGAGCCTGATAGTCATCTTTAATCATAGCAAATTCGCAATCCCACTGCTTACTGCCATCATAATGATCACGATAAAGCTTAATCTCGTTATAAACGAGCATCCATTCACCTTCGCCAGTGAAGTTGACTTCGCCAATACCATTACCATTAGCAGCATAGTCATACTTTACAAACTGACCGTTTTCAAGAATCTCAATGTCTTTATTGGCAGGAAGTTGAGCATAGATTTGAGCATTTCTTTGTGCGGAAAGGTGATTAGGCTCGACCTGACCGTAACCAAACTCAACATACTTTGCCTGAGACTTAATAGGAAGATTCTTATTCAAAAAGTCTTTAAACATTTAGTATGTCCTCCTTATTAATTTTTGTTGGCGGTAGCAAAAGCCGCCTTCACCCAAGCGGGCATATCATCATCTTCTGAACCATTATCGTTCAAATTAAAAGTAGTAGCACCATTGGGCTTATTATTTTCGTCAAGGTCGAAACTCACCTTGTTGCGAACACAAATAACAGATAATTTAGCTTCAATATCATCAAGAGAATATTTATCAATATTTTCAACAACATCAGCCTTATCTTCATCAGAAAGCATATAGAATTTAGCAATCATATCTTCTTTATCTTTCTTCTCAGCGGCATTTTTAAATTCAGCAAGTGGAGCAATTTGCTCTTTCAAGCTATTATTTTCAGTTTCAAGAGCCGCGAATTTAGTCTGTAATTCATCATACTGAGCTTTAAGTTCAGTATACTCAACGACGTCCTCAAGAGAATAATTTTTCTTTTTCTTTTTATCATCATTCTCGCCATTGTCGCCTTTATCAGACTTATTAGAGAGTTCCCCGTTATCAGGGTTCTTTTTATTATCATTACCCTCTGATTTATTATCAGGGTTTTGGCCATTAGATTTATTATTTTTGCCCTCTTCCTCAGCCTTTTTCTTTGAAGCATAATCAGTCTCAAAAGCTTCAACATCAGCAAGAGCAAACTGAGGCTCTGCTGCTGGAGTATAAGACTTAGTTACTTCAGTTAAAGCATCAGAAGGAACAAAGCCTTCTACATCGGTAAGAGAAAAGTCCATGCGATAATATTTTTGGTCTTGTCTATTTTGAAGAATAGCAAACTTTTGTCCAGCATCTTCATAAATGCCTTCAATGCGATAAATAGAACAATAACTATTAGGCTCGCCAGGATACTTAGTCTCAACATAAGACCAGAGAGAATTCCACAAACTATCGCCAATTTCAACAGCATATTGTGTAAACACTTTGGGTCCTCCTTCTTTCATAAATTCTTTAAGTTCATTCATCATGGAGAACAAAGTGTTCTTAAAACCATCATCGAATGAAAAATTCACATTGATTTGGGAGCCTTCGAAACAAGGTTCATTTTCTTCTCCCAAAATACAAAGTTTAGAAATAATTGCCTTATTTATAATAAAAAACTAAGGCTTTCCATTACTATCTTTTGCCCACGTAGCATTTAATGTTTTTTCATCAAGCTCCATAGAATGATTATTCCCTTTATCAACTACACGTTTACATTCAGGATACTAACCAGTCCACAAATAACCTTCAGTCATTAAATACTCACGTTCGGCAACACCATCATCCAAAAATTTCTAAAACCAAACTTTAGCTCCAAGATCAACAAAACCATAAGGGCGAGTATTATCTCTCATTCTAAATTCGCCATTAGATAATTCAATTATCCTATTATGTTCTTCAAAATCTTCAGCATTCTCATTAAAAAAGCCAACAATAGGACTGCCAGGAAGGCTATTAGCCATCTCAGTCGCTACATCTTTAGTAATTACGCTTTTGTTACGATTAGGTTTATCATCTACATAACAAACCTTAATTTGGCATTTAGAAATTAAAGGATTTACAGGAGTTATATTTATAAACTCACAAGGTGTATTTAATTTAATACTTGTATGTTTCATAAATCCTCCTTATTTCATTGCTTCTTTATTTTGAATAGTTTTTTCACTTTTCTAATCATCAGGTTTCTCCGGACGTCCTGCCTCGCCATTAGAAGCTTTAGCAGTTCCAGAACCTGAACTTCCTGAATTATTTTGAGTTTTATTATTAGATGATGAACCTTTTAAACCCAAAATATCTTCACTACCCATAGTAGAACTCATAAGAGGAGGAATCATAATTTCACTTAAATGTAAAATCTCATTTTCAAAATGAGCTGCATTAAGAATAAAACTCTACGAATGTCCAAGAGCAATCTAAGACAATAGTTTTGATTGTCCCATTTGCGCTTGTTCTTTATACATTTTAGAAAGTGTTTGATAATTATTCTGAGTAGTTTCTAATAAATAAAATCTAAAATTATATTTCTTATTACTACTCTTTTTTTCAATAATTCTATTAAAGAATATATTAAACTATAAAATTAAACTTCTTATTGTAGATTCATCATTTAATACTGATTTTTCTAAAGCCATATTACCATCAGTATTAAATAAATTCTATGAAATACCTAATGAATTATAGACACTACGTTCAACTTTAGCTAAATCATCTGTCGTTGTAGTAGTATTCTTATCAGACATATCAATAGAATCTACATCAGTAAATGTAGTTAAAACATCTACTCCAATAGCCCTCTATAACATCTAAACGGCATTATTATGGATATCTCTGGCTTCATCAACATCAAATATCAAATCACCATTTTTATCCATTGGGAGCTTTTGGACTAAAATTTTAAGCAGCTTCTACATTTGTTTCTTGCGGTCAAGGTCTTGCGCTGCATCTAAATCCATAATAGTAGGAATGGAATTTACAAAAATAGGAACATCACTATTATTAATATTAAATTTAATACAATTTTCTGGCTCAAGAACATACCAACTACCAGTATGCTAGCATCCAACCGCTTCTTCTAAAGCAAGTTTTCCTTGCTTATATAAAACATAACCTTTAGCAAATTCTTCTGGGAATAATTTTAATACTTTTAAGCGGTAATTCATATCTCTAAAAGTATCAAAAAATCGCATATCAAATTCGACAACTGGGGTATTATTTACACTATAGCGTGTTCTACAATATCTAACTGGCAATTCTTGTAAAATTAGATTTTTCTCTGAAGGAACTATATATCCATAATAGCATCCATTTTTAACGACTTGTAAAGCAATATCTCCGCAAATCTTTTTAATATAACTATTATCAAAATAATTCAACATTCTATAAAAATCTTTTAAAACTTTTTCTTCTTTTACATTATCATCATAAGTTTCGGCTGCAATATACCAATCATAGCGATATAAAAAAGCAACATAATTACAAACTCGTTGATATACACCACTTATATCATAATAAAAATTAGAAATATATCGTAAAGCATTTAAATCTCTTTCTGCGAGAGCGCGAAGTACATCAGGCTTTGTAATAATACGATTTTGACCTGGGTATCTAATTTTACTATAATCACCAAGTTTTAAAATAGCATCATCTAAAGTTTTTGTGCCAACTTTTATTTTTCTATTGGCATAATCCATAGTGTCATTATAATTATATTCATAACGACTATTATAAATATCAAAACCTTTAGCGTGAATCTAATCATTACGATCTTGCGTATCCAAAGTTCCACCTCCTTTAATAACCTGCCAATTTCATTATATAATCATAAGAAATAAGGTTTTCGTCGGTATATGGAATCTCTATTAATCTAAAATCATGTAAAGCGCAAAAACGTCTTTTTTGATTATCATTATATTGCTACTGGTATAAACCGCGTTTTCCACCAAATTTAGAACTGGCTTCATAATGCTATTTTCCCTAATACTCAATAATGAAATCAATTTTTCCATCATCATCAAATATAACAAAATCAAAACGAAGCGGGCGCCCGCTTGGGCTTTTTAAATCTGGAAAAATATATTCCATTTTAAAAGGTAGTCCTGCTTCTTCTAAGATTTCTTCAATTTTAATTTCTCCTCTTGAAGCACGCATTTTCCACCCTCCTTAATTTAAAAAGCACCAATCAGCCGCATTAAACTTTTTACGTTTTTTCTTTTTATCTTCTTCAAGTTTTAAATAATATAATCCATATTCAAAAGCCGAAAATTTATCTTTACGAATTCCGCGATTTGCCTATTTTAAGATAATATTAATACCTTCATTTTCTTCGCGTAAATTCATCATTTCTTCTTTTAATATGGAGGTTAAAGTAAATGGTTTTAAATAATCTGCCCTTTGTTCAGAAGTCATTTTTGAACCTTTTTGAGTAGCTAATAATTTTTCTTTAGCCGTTCTTTCATCTATTAAGAATTTTACCTTACCCGCTTGTAATTGAGTCTGAGCATTAGCATGACATTCAGTATTTATTGGAGCATTTGCTTTAATAACATACATAGCATCAAATTGAGTATTTGGTGTGCGATATTTTTTATAGTATCCATCATCATCATTCTCAACACCAAAATCAGGTAAAAATTCACCATCTTCATCATTTTGAGATTTTACCATATAATCTAAAAGTCCAATACCTAAACCATTACCATCTATAACCAAAGTTTTAGCTTTATATTTATAAAATAATTTCTTTAATTTAATAGCCTAATCTTCAAAATGGTCATCTGACATAGTATACATATTTACTAAAGATTTAATAGCTGGACCTTGAGCTTGTGGTGTTACTTTAAATACACAAACTACTGAATCGCATCCTTTACGACCTACATCTACAGAAAGTATATAATAAGCTTGCGCGCCCGCGCGTCCAGAAGCTTCATACTCAGGCTATAACAGTTTTCTATTTCTATCAAAATGCTCTCCATTAAAGAAAGCATCCTCGACCGTTCCTGACCATTTAGATTCATATTCACGTTCGAATGAAGCTTCATTATAAGTTCCTTCATTCTTTTGGTCAGTAATAAATGTTTTACTTTGTAATCCTACTGCAACAGGAGTTCGCCAGGTTCCTCCTAATACCATACAACGATCGGGCTAAGTCACCATACGAACTAAGAAACCAATAAGTCTATCATAAGGGAACGTGCCCTTATAACCAGCAGTAGTAATATAGATTTGTGATTTATTTAATGGCTCTTGTTCATTGGTAGTGCCATCTTTAGCTCTACGAGAAATTGCCATAACAGGAATAATAACTTCACGAAGAATGGCATCATCAATACCAACACATTCTTCCATTAGTCCACCATGACGACGCTGACCACGAGTGCTTTCACGAGCTGCAAGGTTATCCAAAACTGAACCATTTTTAAATACATATCTAACTTTATCTTTTCCTTCAAGAGTTTTTCCTCGACTCCAATCAATTTCTCGATTAAAGCTTGGAACAAGTTCACATATTTCTTGAACTTTATCATGAAGAATACTAGCACCTTGTTCTTTACCTCCAGAAGTAACGAACAAATGCGCACCAGGATATAAAATACATCTAATCATTAATGCCATAACAGACAAAAATGATTTAGAATAAGCACGAGGAAAAACCGCATAAACATATTGATAACGCATAACAGAACGAAGAAATACTCTCTAATAAAAATAGAAATTAAATTCTCCATCTTTTATTTCAGTGCGTCTTCCTCGCACCATAAAATCTACAAATAAATCAGGATACTCTCTCCAAAAGGCAACGTATTTGCGGATAGTGGGCATTACCGCTTCTACTCGTTCCGGTGATAGACCTATTTTTTTACGGCTATCACTTAACTACAGTAAATCTTGTAATGCCATTATTTATCCAAACTCTATAAGAACTCATTATCTTGCGCGGACTCCTATTCTTTAAAATCCTCAAAATCCGCGTAATCACTATCTTTGATAGTTCTTTCAAGTTCTTCAATACTTAAATCAGCATCATCAACGATATCACTTTCCGCGTTCTTTGCTTTCTCTTCATCTTCTTTAGCATTTTCGCGTAAAGCCTTTTCTACCATTGTGCTAATATTAGTTTCGTCTTCAATAAGAGTGCGAGTATAACGTTGCATATCTTGGATAGTTAAATCCACTTTATCATGTGGCTATTCAACATAATATCTTTCAATATATCCTTCTTTTTCACATAATTCAATTAATTCACCAATTGAATCAACAAATTCACCTGACTCCGCTTTGTTTTGAGCAGCGGTAAATTTACCAGACTTCATCAAGCTATCGTATACTTTGCTCATCTTTTGGAAACCTTCAATATCACCAATATCGATCAATTGATTTGCCTTTAAAGATGTCTTACATATTAGTTTTAGCGTATCTTTATGTCCGGCACCTTGAATATCATAAGAAGCCATCATTTCTTCATACAATTGTTCAAGCTTAACCCATTCTTCAGGTTTATAAGTTTTGCCCCATTTAAGCCTTAAATAAGTGCGGTCTTCATCAGTTAAGTCTAACTCTTGTTCCACTTCACCACTCTGTTGTGCGAAATAATCTTCCGTAGGGGCATTAGGTGGTGGAGCATAAACCGGCTCTTTTAGTTCTCCTTCTGGAATAGCAATAGAACTTTTTCCAATAGCGGTTGCAATCTATTGAGCATCATATCCTTGACGCTTCATAGTTTGCTCTAATTTATTATTCGCCATCTACTATAAAAATTCTGTATCTTTCCAACGATAATCTTTAAACTATTTGAGTTTCATTTTTGACAAATAACGTCCAATAATCGTCATACCGGTCATAGACTGCGGATCGCGCCCATATTTTTCCATTAATTTATTCCATTCATCTGGAACATAAGGAACATCCGCCTCTTGTAAAATCCATAAATAAGTATCTGGATTCCAATTATCGACGTGCATTGTCATACATTTTTTGCACACAGGAAATTTACCATCATTAGGATATTTTTCTAAATTATTAGATGAATAGAATTCCGTGCTATTCATTGTACGATTACATTTTTCGCAATAATATGTTTCAGCCATAAATAAAATATTCTCCTTTCAACTATTTATTATAAACAAAAGGACAATATTAAGATTTTTTGGCCTTAGAATTTCGACAACTTTTACAAATACTATAAAAGCCATCTTTACTTGTTTTATTTTTACTAAAATATTTATTATGAGCTAACTTTATTTTACCACAACGACTACATTTTTTATATTTACCTTTTTCAACATTTAAATAATAATTATCTAAATATTCGTCTTCCGCAGTCGAAGCAATTAATTTTGGAATTTTATTACGCCATAAACTTGAAATATATTCAAGGCTGTGCTTAATACCAAATTCCATTTGTATTTTCTCTTGAATGTCAATATTTTGTAAACCATCAATTTTATATTCAACGATTCTATCATAAAGAGGATAATTAGCTAAAGCTTTATCACAAAGCTTATCAAAATCCTCCATTAAGTACCATAAGTCTTTATCATATTCGCCCCAACTATCTTGCTTTAATCGGGAATAATTACATAAAACCGCAGAACATATTTCAGGTCTTAATAAACTAATTCCATCAGGAATGGGAAAACCATCATCATCAAAAATAAATGTTTTATCATCTAATGGAATATAAGACTTTGATCTGGTTAATTTTGTAGGCACTATTGGACGACGATAAGCATTTTTCATAACATACTAATCTTTGCGCATTTCAATAAGAGCCTTTTTAATAACAAAAGCATCTTTACCTTCTGTTACTTTTAATTTAGCCTCCCAAACATTAATGGCTTCTCTTAACTAATTTAAACTTGGTATCTCTTCTAAATCTTTTTTTGTAATTGTAATATGTGGTTGAAATATTGTATTTCTATTATCTGTAATTAAATTATAAATTCCATCTTCGCCATTTTCGAGTTGGGAAACAAGACCTTCAAAAGAAGTCTCACGCTTATTAACTGTAGCCATACGATTATCAGTTAATAATTTTTTCTCCTTTTTTTCTTGTTTCTCCATACAAAGAACCAAATAGTCTGCTAAAATTTCTAAATACTTTTCAGGCGGATCTGGATTATCAGCCAAAATTTGTTCGACTAATTGATTTCTTTCTTCTGGAGTTTGTAAAGAATAATCAAGTTTTATCATTTTTTACCTCCAGTCTATATTTATATTATACTCGAAAAAATTTTTTTTGTCAAGTTTCATTTAAAATTTTTTCTTTTTATATTTAAAAATTTTTTTAATAAAACAAATAACTTTTGCCCAAGCACGCTCTACGACTTGACATTTCTTTATTTTTATTTTATTATTATTATAAGAAAAAAGAAAAGGAGTATTTATGGAAATTATTTTTATCGTATTATTGAGTTGTGCATTAGTAGCATCACTCCTTTTTTTATGGTTATATAGAAAAGCTTTTTGGGTATTATACCAAAAAATGGCAAATTAGCAAAAAGAATTAAACAAATGGCCAATCGCGCAATATGAGTGTATGCTATTGTTAAATATATTTTATAATTATGATTTTGAAGGAAGAGCAGTAGATTTTTCGCGATATGAAACGCAAGGATTAATTGTTTATAATTGTTTCTATGATGCGAAAAATAGTCCAAAAGGAATTACAAATGATGGAATTGTTTCATCATTTTATAAATAGGCATTTGTATATGAATTAGATGATGGAACATTTGAATGGGAGGATATTGAAGATGAGGCGGAACCAGCCTTTTGAAGTAAGAGGGATAGATGCGGTAATATTTAGATTAGAACAAGAATATTTTAACGCCACAAGAGATAAAGACCCTTTTGTAAGAGATTGGAAATTATTTAAAACAATACGTGTTGAGCAGAAGGATAATGGGTCAAGAACAATTACTTATAAACCTTTATCAGATGCGGAAAAGGCTCAATTAAGCACCAAAGAAGAACAAGAAGAATACCAGTTAAATAAATACAAATATGTATTAGAACACTTAATGGAAAAATATGATATAAATACTATTAATAGATATATTGATAGTTGTAAATATAAAGATAAATTAATCAAATATATGGAGGAAAAATTAAATGCGGAAACCACTAAGTCCCTTGAAGGCAGTCGCTAAAAAGTATCAGCAGAAAGCTACTTATTCTGCTACTTCTGGATTATATACTCTTATGTGGGGTGAGAAGCCTAAAAGATGTAGAAAAAAGAAATCGTAATTTAAAATTTTAAATTATTCTTCGTAATCTGAAATTGAAAATTTTAAATTATTCTTCGTAATCTGAAATTGAAAATT